CTTTTTTTTTGTAAAGTTAATGATTAATTTCAAATCTCTCTCAAAACGGTTATGTAAAGTTTCAAACCGGGCTGATGATTCAGTGGGGGTATAATTCAGGTTCGAATGTTAATCCCCTAACTATTTATATGCCTAATTCTTTCTATGACACAGGCTATCTTGTTTTTGGGAATATTATAAAAAATGCAACAGATGCGATTACTTATACATTTTGTCCATTAATTAATTCATACGTAGGTTCTTTTAAAGTTGATAGGAATTTTAATTCGGGAAGTATTGGAACTAGTTCGGCAAAATTCTGTTGGTATGCCATAGGTCGTTGGAAATAGTCACTTCCATCTGCCAATAGCAAACCAATCCCATGATTCTTGCGATAATCCAGTAGTACCACCACTTGCATAATTTCTATTTAAGTAGAATCTACTAACGGTCTTATTTGTTGCTATAGGAGAAGCTGAATATATCGCAGAATCACTACGAGGTTTGTATACAGTTGCAAATATTTTATATTCAGTATTATAAAAAGATGTAGGCATAGTCACACTATACGAAGCTGTAGATGAACCTCCAACTCTCCCCCACTGAATCATCAGCCCGGTTTGAAACTTTACATAACCGTTTTGAGAGAGATTATAATTATCAACTACTATTTCATTGCTTATTTGACTATTGCTACCTGTTTTAAAAGTATTTGTACTATTAGAGTAAGTTATTACTTCTGCATTAGGTACTCCCGTCTCACTTGTTGTAGATAAAAATACCATATTACCTGTAGAAGGAGAAGTACTAGAAAAGCTCGCACTATATACATTTACAGGATATATACTATTAGCACCTAAATAATATAACTGAACATTTTTATATTGATTATTAAATAAAGATTTAATGATAGTTGTATCGTTTGCATTGAGCGTTATTGCATTATTTCTATTTCTCTCAAATAAACTTGATGTAGTAAGAACTTTTATATTGCTACTTCCACCTGCTTCAATGTCTGTAATCGACCATCTATTGGTATTTAAATCTAAAGAATAAAGTCGAATAATATTATTAAGAATAACGCTAAATGAGATTACTGCATTACATATATTTACATTGAATACTCCACAATAAGCTATTTCATCTTGAAAAGTTGTATCTGGTATATAAATTGGAATATAGTTATTAGTCCATCTTTTAAAAATATTTAACATTTCTGCTAATTCTGCGGAAGTTGCAGTATTACCGTTTGTAATATTATTAAGATTTAAATAGTTTATGTCAATTAAATAAGGCTCTATTCCTCCCGAACTACCACCAAGCCCTGCATCTACAAAAGTATTGCTATTATTAAGCTTGTAAATTTTATCTCCTTTTACATATACTAGCATTCCTTCTTTTCTTCTTGCAGCAGGAATAGCATTCATCTCGCTTACACTATCTACTGTTCTATATCCTCCTACACCATATTTTTCGTCATGAGTAGCATATTCGTCTGAATCAGTATAGGGAACTATTTTAGATGCAACATTTGTACCTTTGATTTCTGCCATAAGATTATATTTTGGAGAGAGAGCGATTTTGCCCCCCTTGTTTGTAAATAATTATTTAAATTCCACAGAGAGGACTCCTGTCTGAATATTCGCTAGTCGCATAATTGAGTATGTAGTACTTCCTCCTGATGCATTAGTTACAGTAGCACTTGTAGTAACGACATCTGTATTTTTTAGTCCTCCTACCCAAAATTCGGGAGTTCCTAATGAAGATGGTATTGCATAATAGACATACTTTCCGCCTGTACAGTCAAAAGTAGTTGCGCCCATAGCTTTTGAATCAGCCCATGTACTTCCTGCTAATGCAGCAACTAGGGGAGGGGCTAGGGTATCACTAGCTGATGTACCCCAATACTTTTTATATTTAAAAGTATAATTTACAGTTTTTGTAACATTTTGTGAACCGTAGGTAGCCTTAACTGCAACAGAGGTATTGGATGATATATTTGTTGAGGGCGTCCAAGTTTTTTTATCAGAACTTAGCGAACCTGTTACACTTCTTGATGCCGTTACTGTTATTGTTGAACTAGATGTGACATCTGTTCCTTTTCTGGTTACAGTTATACCTATTGGATTTTTATTGCTTGACCCTACTTCAAAAGTACCTCCACCACTAGCAGTTAACGATAGAGGAAATGTAGCTAATTCTATCTCTTGCAGGGTCTTGTACATATCTGCTGTCATAACACCTGCTTTTGTAGTTGTAGCGGCAGGTATATCATATCCATCGCCAGTATTAACCTCTCCAACCAAATATACTATATCATTTTGTAATCTAACAAAATTGGCTTCCGGTTGAACAACCAAATCTTTTAATATGCTTGTGTTCTCTAATGAATTAAATAACGACATATTATGAAAGAAATCTCTTGCGTCCTTAGTCCCTTGCAGGTTAGTACCATTACCAAAATTTGTGTAAAGTGTATTACCATAGTCTCCATAAAATGCGGTTGAATGAGTAAGTCCTAATGCTAAAGCATTTCCACTACCAATATTAACCATATCTGTACCAGACCAATAATATGATTTATTTGCATTTTGGTCGATATAAATCATATCATTCCCAATAGGGTCTGACGAAGAACCACTTGTAGCACTTGTTGCAGTAAATATTTTCTTAGTAGAAGTAATATACCATTTTTGTCCTATAGTCATTCCTGATGTTGGGGCATTGGCTACAAACGCAACTAACTTATCAACGTTGTCATATCCTGCCGGGAGCTGTGATGCAGAAATCTTACCGCTAGCATCAAGACCAGCAACACCATTAGCGGCATTTTTTGTTCCAATAGTATTTTTCCAAGTCTCAACTACGGAAATTCTACCTGAAAGAGTATTTATACTTCCATCTATCGCATTTTTTTGTGACTTAACATAATCAACGATAGCCTTACTTCCCGGAACACTGTTATTTGATGTTTCAGTACCGTCAATACTAGAGTCAATCCACGATTTAGGTATAGCTGCATTGGCAACTGAACCAGCAGAGTTAGCAGCTGTCATAGCTGAATCTGCCGTTGATTTTGCTGTATTCGCTACAGCAGATACAGTACCTAATAATTTAGTCGATGGAACTCTTGTAGCCACCGGATTTTCAGGCATCGTATCATCAATATAAGACTTAGGTATAGCCGCTTCTGCTGTGCTTTTTGCAGAGCTAGCCGTAGCTTTAACAGTGTTAATATCTGCTATTAACTTTATAGCTGTTGCAGCCAGTAATTTTGTGCTAGGGACTTTTGTATCTTCTGCGCCCCCTGTAAGTGTAGTATCAATATATGATTTTGGTATTGCATTATTAGCTGTAGTTAATGCATTGTCTACTTTATTATAAGCGGAGTTAGCTGTAGTTCTTATAGGAGATATTGTACTTTCAATGGCTTTTGATGAAGCCGGATTGTTACTTGTTGCGTTCCATACTGTATCAACAGTAATAATGGGTATCTCATTGACGATAGAAGTAAGGTTAGCAACAGACACTTCTATCGCTTGTGTCTTTGCTGTGATTACCCTATTTTGTACTGGATTAGTACTGGTTGTGCTAAGAGCTGTATCTATTACAATATTCCCTTTAGGTAACCATTCAACCCAAGCATTATTTTTCCACTCATAGTTCAAACCATTCGCTGTCACACGAACAATCATACCCTCCGTTTTTCGCTCAACCGGAATTGCGTCCCGTAAAGCTATAGTCTCTACACTCCTAAAACCACCTTTCCCATACTCCGCATCATGTGTTGCGTATTTATCAGCATCGGTGAATGGAACTACTATCGCAGCGACCTGCGTTCCTTTTAATTCTGCCATTTTTCTTATTATTTAAATTCAACTTCTAGAATCCCAGTTTGAATGTTATTTAGACGCATTACTTTGTATGTTTCAGTTACATTTTTACCATTTGTTATTTCCATATCATAGACAATAACATCGGTATTCTTGAAACCGTTTATCCAAAAACTAACGCCTTCTCCATAAATATCAAACGGTATAATGTAATAAATATATTTCCCACCTGTACAATCAAAAGTCGTTTTCCCCATAGTACGACTAGCCCATCCGTTATTCATTAACATCACATCACCATTGGTCAATTCAGTTACAGAAGATGCGCCCCAATACTTTTTCAAAGAAAAAATATAGTTTGCTGTTTTTTCAATAGATTGGCTTCCGTAAGTACAAATCACTTTATAATTTTTATCTGTAGTAATTGTAGTAGGAGACGAATATTTGGATTTCTCCTCATTAACTCCTTCTGTGCTCCCATTTACGGTTGCAGTTGTTGGCACAACTTCTTCATCTTTATATAAAATAGACCAAAAAATATACGGAGTAACAACTGATCCCTTTTCAAAAGTTCCTCCGCCAACAAAAGTATCGAACGAAATTTTAAACACCTCGTCCATTAATTCATTTATATTCATAGTTACAACTTTATTTTGCACTGCATTTGTTGAATTTAAATCCAAGTGGTCGTCTATTGTTATGCTACCACCGCCACCTGTCGGTATGTTAACTGTAATTGGTGCAGAACCATCATATATAGCTTGTATTGCACCTGTAAAAGTAAGAGCATTAGGATTAGGAAGTTTTGTCGGTGTGTCGGGAACTTTAATCCACTCTTTGTTTTTACGACCATATAAGATGTCATTGCTTGGAGCATCAGTTATGCCTTCTGTCATACTCTTTCTTTCCTGCGTCCATTCCGTAGAACCAACTTTTTTTACAAGTACGACATCTTCTGTAGCAATTTCATCTACAATAGGATTGACATTATATAAACTACCAAGAGTTTGAGGAGTTTCTACAGCTTTGATAATCCCGGAATCTTCCTGTATGAAATCTCCGTTACCCTCTTGAATATTATCTATGCCACCTTCACGCAGGAAATCGGTAGCTCCTTCCTCGCTATTCCCAGTAACATAAATCCCGTCTTTAAATATTATATGTCCGTTAGCTGTATCATCAACATCTTTTCTAATAAAGTATTTCAGTCCCATCTTTAAAAAGTCGATAGAACCGATAGACGACATAATATCCTGTTTTACAGCATCAATAGATTTTTGGACATTACCTTTACGTATCGTTATGGTATCGGATAATTCTACCGTAATTTCAGGAAGAGGGTCTGTCTCATTTACTTTATATGTATATTGGCTAACATAAAGTTCATAAAGTTTGTCTGTGCCATCATCATTCTTATTATATGCGATTTGCAATCGTGCATTAGCATCAATCTGTGAAAGCATTTCAGGATATTCAGCAAAGAATATACGCTTAAAGTTAATAGAGAAGTTGAATTTTTCACTATTATTGGCAGCCATATACTTAATGATAGCTTCTTTAAGCTCATTCTCTGCATTAAGAATATATTGTTTAGGCAAATCAATATGTAACAGAACAAACGAATCTCCTGATTTAGGCTTATAGTTGCGGTTGTTAGATGGCATTACAACTCCGAATGTATCATCATCTTTGCTTACCCTAATCCATACCTCATTTGTTGTTGTATCTTGTTGTTGAGGCTGAATATTTGCCTCATCCCATTTATCATCCTCACTACCTGTTACAATATTGCCATTAGAATCCACTTGTACAGGATTCTTGAATATTGTGATATTATTGTCTTTATCTTCTACTTCTAATACGGATATGACAAAATTACAAGCAGCACAATTACCACTCGTCATTGAGATTGTCATATCATTACCTACGATAGCTTGGTCAAAGAGATTAAAGCCATAATCCCCATCAAACTTTCTTAGCTTTATGTAGAAATATTTATGTTCGTATTCATTTGTGTTAGGGTCTATTTCATCGTTATCATCATCATCAAAAGCTACATCTAATATTTCTCCTATTTTATATCCTGCTGCATTTTCAATACCTTTAATAGTTGGCTTGATATAGTCAAAGGAAACAATCATTTCCTTAGGATTACCTTCCGTATAAGGGTTCTCGAAGTCGTAGTAGCTTCCTGTATCAGGATTTATATAGGTTTGGTTTTTTGCGTCATAGAATCGTTCTGCACCAAACGTCTCTCTGTATATAGATGGCAATAGATTAGGAGAAGTAATCATATAATTTCCTTCAACTTGCTTTTGAACAAAGTAATCTCCAATAGAAGGTGTTTTTGTAATATATATGCCAATATTGCTAAGACTAACAGTATTATCTTTATAACTCCATAAGTTATATTCTGCTGTTGATTCTCTACTTATTTCAAGAAAAGCTTTTTGATTCCCATATACATAATAATCACTAACATTTACTAAGGTAGAATAAGAACCTACTATTTTTAATTTATTTGTTCCTTCATTAAGATTAAACGATACTGTCGTTTCAGAGTTTTGGTCGGCTTTAATTAAAATCCAATCTGTATCTGATTCATTTCTTTTATATAAAGAAAATGAAGCAAAATCCATTTTTCTTGAAGCTTGCTTTTCTCCCAATATAATACCACCCTTTTGTATATAGGAATATTTTAAGTTAGCCCATAATTTTAAAGTTAAATAAATAGTAGCTTCATCAGATAAATCTATTATTGCATAATAATTATAAGACGTTTCAAACCATTTAAAATTCGCTGTAGATCCATCTCTAATAGTTGGAACAGTCTCTACCGCTTGTGTATAAGGGTATTGCTCATTTAAATTAATGTATAATTGAGTAGTAATAGGAAGCTTAGTTTTTTTAAATTCAACCTTTTCTTCCAATGAAACCTTCTCTTTATATAAATCGTTATTTACGACTTGTATATCTTCTGTTTTAATTGAGATATTATCTTCTCCGGCAACAGCCCTGACATCTCCTTTTCTCGTATCATTTGGATAGTAATAAGGAATATTTTCAGTACTACCGATACCTGTACAGCGATTAACTATTTTATAGTTGGCGTTTGTTTTGGTTATTGTCAGTAGTTCCCTATCATAACCGTATTTAAATGTATGAGTAATAGCATTATTAGTAAATCCGATATGGATTACCTTACCGACAAAATAATAAGGTAGTTCATAAACATTAAATACTTCTTGTAGAACTTCACTAAAATACTTGTCCTCAAACGACATTAGTTTAGCTTCGGAGGATATACCGTCGTCAATTACAACAGAATAACCTACTCCACTGTATTGTAAAGAGTAATTCAATCTTGTTGCAAACTCTGCAATGTCTCCAAAGAAGGTGAACTTTGTACTATTGCTGACAAATTGGTCTACATCACCTGCATCAGGAGATACTACATCAAAGAAATAAGTATTATCCAGTTTAGTTCTATCGGATTTAAATACAAGCTCATGTTTATATCTTAAATCTGTATTTGACTTAGATGAAGTAGGTGTATCTAAAATCCAATATCTTTCTCCCCTAAATTCCACAAATTCCCTCTGTGTCCATTCATCATCCAAGCACTTAGGATACATGAGACTGCTACTTATATTTACGCTACCCATTCTTCCCTCGGTGAATGTATAACTACTAAGGGCAGCTTGCGTCCCATCTTTAGGGAAAGATATAACGCCTAATTCCTCATCATCAGTATATATAAGTAACTTTTCTACCATTTTATTTGCTTCTTTGAAAATAATAGCTATTTTTGCAATATGTTTAAAATGCTTTTGAATTTTTAGGTCAGTATTCTCCCCACTGTGTTCTCGACATTGCACAGTGGGGTTCTTTATTCTTTATTATTTTCTTTCATGGATTGGTATAATGCTTCTACCCTTTTAGTTATTAGCTCTTCGGCTCGGTCTACGAAATCAGATACGGGACACACTGCATCTTTTGGCAAATGGGAACATTTAACCCATTGTTGAATAGCTTTCTGTAATACAGAATTGGTTATTTCTATTTCACCTAATCTTCGTTCCAATTTTTGCCTTTCTTGTGCAGCCTCTAGCTTGTCCTCTTCTCTCTCTTTCTTTATAGTTTCTATTATTTCACGAAGAGTTTTTACCTCGTAGGATATTTTTTCAGGACGTGCTTTATAGAAAGCTATCAATACTGTCAATATTCCCCCACTTCCCCCTATAGCTAATGCTAATTGTATAATATTTGACCAATCCATTATTTCTATATTTCTTTGTTAATATTTACACAAAGATAATAATATTTTTTATAGTACGGTATTTTTTGTACTCTTTCTTGTTTTAGAAGAAGTAGTTTTCACCGTTGGGGATTCAAGAATAGATTCGCCTAAAACAGAATTATCTTGACTAGTCCATTTGCTACTTTGCAATAAAGTATCTAATTCCTCGCCTTCATAAGTAGGATAAGGATATGTAGGTTCAACAGGCGCATCTTCTCCAAGTTCAGGAAGAGTTACAGCAAGAGGGAAAAGTAATTCGTAATTTGCGACTTTCATTAATACAGATTCCCCATCTGTGCTTACTCTAGGTACTAAATGCAACTCATTCAACGTCTCTTGTGGAACTTCGTCTAAAACGGATTTTGGTAATACAATATATTTCATCTTATTTTATAATTAAGTAAACAATTAAACAAACAATATCAATCAGTATAGGATATGTCATACCTGCAAGAATATCTAGCCAATCAAACAAAGAGCCATGTTCCTTGTCTTTATATTCAGCTGACATCATAGAAGCTACTGTAGCTCCTGTAGCGATAACAGCATTAGGAATAAGTTCTATCCCTAATGCAAAACCTACTACACAAAAAGTACAATAGATGATAGCACCCACGTATGAGTGCTTATCTCTATTGCTTTCTTTATACCAAGCTTTTATTTTTTCAATTAACTTTTTCATTTTATTTTATAAATATCGGGTTAGTTAAATCAATTATTTCGTCTTTCTCCATCAGGTTCTTTAGGAAGTTAATCTGCAATAATGGTATGGTTTTAGGATATAACATTGCTTTATATAACACCATTTTTATATAACCTTCCCATTTACTAAAAGTAATACCTTCTATACTAGGGTTAGCGCCCGATGACATAGGGACGCCATTAACATTATTCTTTGTCATATATCCTATTAATGGTGGATTAATAGCACCATTAGAAACACGTAATACTGCACCAAAAGACCAATAACTATTTCTATTATCTTCAATCGCACTAGAATCTAAAGCATATACAAAATCATATCCTCCTCCAATTACTTTATTATTGCTTCCTTTCTTAGCAATAGATCCTCCACTTCCAATAAATCCATTAAGTAAACTAGCTTTAACTAAAAGTGTAAAATCATTAAACGTAGGAATATTAACATTCTCACTATAATCAGTTACACCATCATAAAGTAAACCATTGGGATATAAAGGAAGCATTTCAACTGTATATTCTTCACCAATCTCTAGTGTAGTATTAGAGAAGCAAAGAAGATAATAAACAGAAGTTGATACTGCTCCTAGTTCTGTTAACTCATCTTGTGTCTTATACGGTAGATTAATCTCTAATGGAACATTTGGAGTTAATTGCTGATTAATCAATGTAACAGTTGTGTCAGAAATAGCTCCTTCTGTTTTGTATTTTAATTGCCATATTAGACCTACCTTCTTATTTGATATGCACTTAAACGGAAGTTCCTTATCAAGAATTGTTGGGTATCTATATTCATTGTTAGATATTTGCCAATCTAAATTCTGAATTAACTTCTTGATTGTTATAGAATATCCATCTCTACTAACAATTTCAACACCAGTACCATCACCTCGTATATTCCAGTCTTGACTATCATTAAATGATTTAAACGAATAACCTCCATAGCCTGACATCTTATTGTAAACATGATTATAATTAGTTAAATCATAATCACCTACGGCTATACCTCTTTGTTGAATAGTTGCCTTATCTTCATCGAGATTAGTTTTGCCATAAGCATCCCAATAATAATCAGGTTTCTCTACTTTAGCTTCAACGCCCACATACTCATTCAGCTCTTTAATCTTATCGTCTGTTGAGATGTTATCGAAGAGCATGAAGTCGTATAATGCCATATTAGCATAGTAATCATTTACCGTTTTGTTTGTACCAATAACAGGATAGGTATTATTTGTTCCCAGACTTAACTCATTTGTAATAGTTATATTATGAGTAATAGCCTTCAATTCCGAAGCCTTAATATTACTATTCAAGATTCCATCAATGTATGTTTGCCCATCGTTTCTTCCCTGATAAGCTGGGATAGGATTGCCGTCACTATCTGTCGTACCGTTATAGATAGCAAACTCATTATTATAACCTCTTTGGTCATATAGTATAGCTTTTGCAGCATCACTTTGCCAATTCACCTTCATCAATACCTGCTTACCACCAACAATAGTAGGAATAGTAACAAAGTCGTCTACGCCATCAAATTGGTATGAACCATCTTCATTAACTCCACTTCCTTCTGCATAAGCCGAGTTGTTTATCTTACCATGATTACCGTGACCGGATATATCTGGTATATAACCTAATATCTTGTAACTAGAATTTGGAATACGTAGTAGTCTAGGTGATAGGATACATTTAGGTTCATTGTTGTCAAAAGCCCAAGTAGCCGTACAAGTAAATACCATTGATTTTTCAACAACGTGTTGAGAACTTGCCAATGGAACTCCATTCAATCTCGGATTGGTAATAGTGAATAACCCTTCCAAAAGATTAGCATAGTTAACACCTTTGGTTCTAGTAATAGTACTTCCTACTTTTGCTTTACCACCCCAAGAAATCAAATTACCATTTTCGTCTGTAAATTCAAAGAACAGCGGATATGGCTGCACAATGTCCTCGTATCTGATGTACTCGTCAATTGTGATGTTTATCTTTTGAGGGAATTCAGAAGTGATAGTAAACTTACAGTCAAAAACTTTTGGAGATACATTAACTATCTCACATTCTTGTCCGTTAACTTTGCAATTAACAACTTCATCCACTGTATTACCTAAAATAACCCTAATAGCAACTGTATCTCCTATACCAATATAATCTCCAACTTTTATAGTAGCAAGATTATGGGAATAGTTTAGATAACCTATTGTTGAATATCCTACATTACTTTCCACAGTTGGATTCCATTGGACGTAGTTTTCATCCTGTTCAATAGTCATAGTAATCTTCTGTGGAGATTTGGTAATTGGAACAACTTTATAATAATATCCATTACTATTTAATTTTAAATCAGTATAAGAAACTCCATTATAAACAATTTCACGTACTTTTTGACCAACATAAGGTTTCACGAAAATACCAATAGTACTATCCTTTTTTAAATAAATACCTGTTTTATTATCATTAATAGCAGGTCTATATAATGATTTATCTCCTTGCCATATTTCTATTATATTCCATTTATTATTACTCTTCACTATCGGTCTGAACTCCACCATATCCGGATACAGCGTACCCAGCTTGTGCTTCTTCAACTGACGCTCTATCAAGAACTCGGACATGGAGTAAGGGAAGGACATGAGAGAGTAGATAGCTCCGCAAAAATGACGACTATCTACTTCACGAACTTTTCCAAGAACCATAAAATCATTATCTTCTGCTGTACCAATACTTAATGTTTTAGTATTATAATACTTACTTTGATAACGAATAATTCTTGTTATATCGTCGGATATATTACCATTAGCTCCTCCAAATGTATAACACGCTTTACCTCCGTCTTGGTCTTCTAAATTAAAAATAAAAGAACCATCTCCAACTTTAGAAGATTTAGAAAGAATAGATGCTCGACCTCCTGTAATTGGTTCTAAATAAAATCTTTCATAATCAGCAATAACAGTATAATCCTTATAGATAGGCATCCCTGTCACCTTGCCGAAGTCATTGATACCGTCAAGGCATAGACCACCTGCGTGGGAGGGAATCTGGGTGATGGTTATACCTTTACTATTAAGACGGTCAGAGGTAACAAATAAAGAATCATTAGCAGATGGTAATTCATTAATCCCATCAACTAATGCAATTCGTTTAACACCAGTATCATCATTATATTGGAAATAAACAACTATTGATTTATTGGGACTATGTATCTCAACATTATATATAGGCGTTGGCTTGTTGTTTATTAGTATGGAATTAGTGGTTAAGATTCCTGTTACCTCGATTTTAGATGGGGTAAAATTGACTTCATCAGTAAAATGACTTCTAGTCCAAGTTGTAAAATCAGTCTCATACTTCCCAATACCTGAATCCCCCTTCCAAGCAATATTGTTCAGCTGAATATCCCTACCGTTATCGGAAAAGTCAATCAGCTTATCGCCAAACTCTGCGTGGTTCTCGTTGGTGATTCCCTGCTTGATGGTATTACACAGTATATCAGGGTTAAGAGTTCTATCCAAGTTGAAGTAGGCGATTACCTGGTTGATTTGGTCGGTGGTTAGTATTTTATTAGCAATTACTGTCCAGTACCAAGCGACAGAAGAAACATGAATAGCCCCACTAATGGCGTGTTCAAATCCCTCTACACTAAAATTAGCCCTAAACATTTCAGTAGTATCAGGTGACTTATCAGTAGTATAGTCGCCCTTATCTCCCAGTATGTTATTTATAACTGTCGGAGTACTTTGTTTAAAGCTATAACCATATATTCCTGTTTTATCAACATTACTAACTCTATTAGAAGTCCAGTAATTATCAGAAGTTCTTATATAGTTAGTATATGCAGCACCGTCCACATCTTGTCCGGGAGATATTAAGTGAATCATAGACACAGCTGTAAATTCTGTGCTTCCTCCCAGCATCTCCTGTACGGTCTTGGTGGAAGTAATCAGGTCGTCGATTCCGTCGGTGACGAATGCGCCTTCGAAAGAGGGGATTTGCTCGATAGTCCCACTACATTCACCAGAGATAACGCCAAGAGTAAATCCAACGTTTACTCCTTTTTCACCTGTATATTTTGTGTTGTAACAAATCGGTGTTTCAAAAATCTCTGATTTTACAGCTACATTAGTGTATGTTCCTTCTTGGGTTATATAGTTATAATATAAAGTACCTTCTCCATAAAGTTTTATACGAACTTTGAAAGAGGGAATATCTTCTCCAATACTAGATGGATGATACAATAATAACCAAGAAACATCGCTAGTGAATTTAATAGATTCACTATCAAAAGATGTTACTTTGGGACTCTTTTCCCAATCAGTAAAGTCTTGCTCGTATTCCCCAAACCCACTATTCAGCTTGAAAGCGGTATTACTTATGATGAACGGATTACTAGCATCAACCAGATTCTTAACTATAGAACGGTCAGCATCATTATTAGATTTACCATAAGCAGAAGCAACAACACGTAATGAATCTAATACGTCTTTTTCAATGTAGGGCTTACTAGTAGCCCTACAGTATTGATTTGGTATACCAAAATCAATACCAATGCCTATACCTTTAGCCCCACCAATCATTGTATATAACCTATAAATATTCTATAATTTGAAAGCATATCATCTGTAACAACAATGTTGTTTAATGCAATAGGATTCCAAACGCAAGTTAACAGAGGCAAAGCTAAATTTTCTTTCTTACTCTGATATGTAGGTAGACCATCTACAATAATCACATTGCTAGCATCCTCTGATTTCGGATATAAGAAAACATAGTAAGGTTTTATATCAATAAATGTTTCTACCTTTTCTAATTCTATAATGTTGTTTATGATATTCGTGTACATAGTTATTCCTCCTTTTTATTATTATTATTATTATCTTGTTCTGAATATTTTTGAGATATTATCAATGCCTGTTCCTGTTGGTATAGTTGCTCATCTATTTTATTTTGCTTTTCTTTTTCAAGTCTAGCTTTCTCATCCGGTTTTGCGTCAGGGTTCATTTCACTGGCAGTTTCAACAGAAAGAAATCCTGATGTAACTCCTGTTTGTAATCTTGTTACAATATCAGTTTCAGATTGAGGTCTATATACTTTGAATTTAGCGTTAATATGTAAGTTGTCGAAATCCGTAATAGCACTGGGTTGAATTTGTGAGACTACAAGTTCTTTTGCTAATCCTTGTTTGAATAGACGAACCATTTTATCCGCAACATTTTGCCATTCTATTACACCTTTTGATGCATTCTCAATATCCATTGATTGAGTAAGCATTATAGCAACACCTGATATATCTCCTGTTGTCTTTACATCTTTAGGGAGCAAGAACGTTGTACTGGAATTTTTCTGTATAGTTTCCTCCATTAACTGCAAAGTATCTATAGTTCCCTGTGGTGATGGTGGAGTTAAAAATTTAGCATCATCCGTATTTGCTTCTTGACTATATGATGTGTTTTTACTGTTTAAGATAACTGAACCTGCTATCTTCTTTCCATTGTTTTCAAAATCTCCTTTTATATATAATATTCCCCATCCATGTCTCTTTTGAATTACAAGGAAGATATTGTATAATATTTCATAAGCCTCAATAACACTTTGAGCATTTTCCCATGCGACCTTTCCTCTTTTAGTTATTAAAGGGATTTCTGTAAAACCATGAGCCTTTGGTGCTAGACGTCTCCATCCATTATCATCTACGTTAGTATTATCTCTTATCATACGATAAAAATAAGTATCATCGTATGAATCAATATATTCTACATCATCAATCTTATAATAAACGCTTTCTAATATACGGTCGCCATTATCATCGTCATGCGGACATAAGACATAGCCATCCATATAGGATAATATACGGGATTTTATTCTATTGTTTTTATCAAAATAATATAAAAGTCCTACATCACCAACTGATTTTTGAACGTCAACCATTTTGGTTTTCATTCCGTCTTGGTTTCTTAAATCCCAATACTGTTTAAAGGTAACAAAGTCAGCTCTTTGTTTTTCATCAGGATTGGCATCCATAAGAGTAAAAGACATTGGAAGTCCGCATAAATGTTGTACCTGCTTGTCTTTAATATTTTGTTGGAAAGAAACCGCCATTTTCTTATATTGAACCTCAACAAAGCCACCATTATCAAGTTTCATCGTAATAGAAGGTATGTTCTGATCGTATAAAACCTTATGGTTTTCAGGCTCTAATTCCATCAAATACTCATCTTGCGTAATAACACGTTTTTTTAATTGAGGAAGAGTAACCGAAATCATATCTGTAAATCCGGCTCTTTTCAAATAATTATTCAGTGTATTGTTACATACACACGATGTATCATAACCTCGAAAAAAAGGTTTCTTTTGTAGTATCTTTTCAGGGTTATTCAATAATTCTTGTACTTGTTCTGAAATTTCACTCATTGTCTTTTTCTACTAGGTTATATTTTTTCATTAAATCTTCTTTTGTGGGGACTGAAATTTCTCGCCCACAATATTCGCATATAGAATTGAATTTTTGATTGACAATGATAAATTGCATAATATCTTCATTGCCCGAATCCAATTTGTTATCAAGTTTATTGCGTAAATCAGCTTGCATTTTTAGACTATCTTTCTTGTCTATTAAACCGTCATTTTCTGCTTGCTTGATTTCATCAATCAAAGCAATAATAGCTGCTTTATTTTCTTCCTTGCTTATATCTGCTTCTATCTTTGAAACGACAAGAGACTCTTTTGATTTATCTTCATCTTTTTTCTTTTGGTTACTAGCAATATACATTTTCAAGAAATCAATTTTTTTGCTTGTATCATACTTTCTAATACTATCTTCGTCAGCATCCTTATCGAAAATAGATTTATAAGCTACAACAGAACTGCAATATTCAAAGAATAAGATAACATACGATATGTCTCTTACCGTCACTTCATGCTTCATCTTAGAAGCATCCTTAATTGTATTTTCTATATCTTTAACTGTCATTACGCCCAAAAACTATCGTTATAAATTTCAAGATTTGTCTCTCCGGTTTTTCTATCGTTTCTTTTGATAGAAGTTTTTTCTAGCTCATCTCCTTTTTGATATTGGAGAACAGGCAAAAATCTCATAGCTATTGGGTCTAACACGTCCATTGAACGTCCTCGACCAAGCATTTGATTCATCTCTTTTTTAGTTGCTAATCGTTTCCTTCCTGTCCCTTGTTCATTAAAACGCACTACTGAACACTCTTCAACAAATTCATCAAAAACAGTAATTTCGTCTTTCATTTTTTCATGGGTATACATTTTGGAAGCAACCTTATCACTAAAAGATATGCCTTTTTCATTCACATGGTAAACAACTCTATCGTAGCATTCATCTTTTAATGTGCAGAAGGCTCTAAAATAAACACCCATTGTTTTACTATATGATATGAAAGGTATAGCATCAGGTAAATAATCATTGATATAAGCGCCATTATTGCCGTCAAATATGATATGAGTGTCGGGAATATTATATTTAGCTCCTAGTATTTGTAGTGTATTCGCATTTTGTTGTGGCGTTGAATGTCCCAATACTACAATATCTATAATGTGAAATCCATCCCATACCAATGCAACGAAATTATCTTTTCCTGTATCTGCCAAGTCAGCAGTAATCCACCTATCGCCATTAATTTGTGGGTCTGCCAATTTTATTTCACGAGCTTTATAGAATGAGATAGGTGCTTCTGAATCATCATCTTCGTCCACATTCCAATTACCTTCCAATAGTATTTGACCTCTTTTCCCACCAGATGCAGCAACACTACCAATATAATCTTTATTGTTTTCTAATGAAGCCTTGTTTTCAGAAATATTACCCAAAATAAAGGAAAAGGACTTTATAAGATTTTCGTAAGTGAATACCTCCTTACCTTTATTGACTGCATTTAGCTTTCGATCAATATCTATTTTGCATTGTCTATAAACATCTTCTTTAGATTCACCCCATATAACAGAATCAACGGTTTCTCCTGTGACATAAAAATACATAACCTTTCTATCCATTTCTGGACGAATAAATCCATCTACCCCTATATAGTGTTTTAAGAAAATACGCAGCCAATGATTTTTTTTAGGATTTGTCGTACCTCTGATTTTTGAACCGATTCCAGCTTTTCCACGATTACGAGTAATAATAGTATTGAATGTGCTCCAATCGTATGATGTCAATTCATCTAGGTATACTAAATCATATTGCCATCCTTTTACACGTTCCATCAGTTTCTTGGGATTCTCATCAGCTAAGTGCGTCAAATCTATAAATGCTTTTGATTTAAAAGTAATACGAGGGCTGTCGGACTCTTTAACATTAGCAAATTTTCCATAAACAGCTTGTATGTCATCCAACATACCGCCTCCTACTTTTGTTTCTCCCAAATTACGTCTAGTAAATACAGCACGAAATTCAGGTATTTTTACCCATTCCGCTACAGATAGAATTGCTCCAAAAGACTTACCACAGTTGAGAACTCCGCCATAGAAGCAGACATCTACATTTGAACGGACAAAAGCTTCTTGTCCGCCTTCTTGTGGTTTAAATATTTTGGGTTCTACTTTTAAATCTGACATGACTAAACTATTTTATGCAAAAATACTATTCTAAATCTTCTGCTTTTTTAATATTAGAAAAACTTAGTACACCGGTGTACTAAATAGTTCCCTTATTTCATGGGATAACTTAGTTTATTCCTTTATTTTGTGTGCAAATTATTAACATAACTTAGAGGAATTATGAAGTTTACAAAAGAACAAGCCGTTGAACAACTCAAAGGCTTACTGACAGAAGGTGGGAAAACCCTGCATTTGTCAGACAGAACAATTAATGAGAATATAGATGACCTAATTCCATTATTGGTAAATGATGAAACTGAACTTTCTGATTTTATAAGTAAGGCATTACCTTTTGTAAAAAGGACTAATGCAAACTTTGAAAAAGAAAAGGCAGATTTTATTAAGAGCTATAAACCCACTCAATCTCAAACTACACAGCAGCAACAGTCTAAAACTCCGCCTACTGATGACGATGCCTTATCACAATTACAAGCGCAGATACAGCAGTTGCAAGACAAAATAGAAAGAGAAGAAAAGGAAAAAGCTCTATCACAAGTAAGGAAAAACTTTAAGTCTGAATTGAAATCCGCTGGGATTAAGGATGATAAGTGGATTGACACTTACATTTCTAAAATTCAAATTTCGGAAGATTTAGATATAAAGGAGGAAGCGAAGTCTACATTAGAATTATACAACCTTTCCAGAGTTGATATACCTGATGGGACAACCCCTTACAAGCCTATTGGTGGTGATCCCTCTAAGAGTAAGATAAGTTGGGATGATGTTAAAAATGAAAAATAAAAAATTATAAGAATATGGTAGAAAATCTTTTAAATACGACCGCAGCCGTAATGTATGGTAGAACCATGTTACAGGGAAGTGGTATTATCGGAGGTACTAGAGAAGTCTTTGTACCGAGAGTATGCGTATTGAATGACCAAGTATTCCCTCAAACTGGTGGTATTATCAAGAATCCGTTTAAAACAGGCGGTAAGATGTACACAGGTGATTTGGTAGAATATCATTGGAATGGTAATGGTGTCGCTAATAGTCACGAAAATGCAGAAGTGATTCTTTTGAAGGTATTTGAAGTACAAGCAACAGTTGAAGCAGAAGGCACGACTGTATTTGTAAAAAGAGATGGTTTCAGACACAAACCTTGTGTAGGTGATATTTTGATGAAAGCTCCTGAAACATTTGATGCGACAGGTACAGCCGCAACGGTAACAGCTGTTGAGGTGACGACCAATGAACAAAAAAATGTTTGGAAACTGACGCTATCCGCAGCTATTGGTGCATTAGCAGCAGATGATGTATTGGTTGAAGCTGCCGAAGCTGGTTCCGGTAAAAAGATGCTTGTTCAGAATCCGAATGCCGTTCTTCCTTGTGATTTGGATTTGAAATATAGACCTGCAACAGATGAAGATGATGAAGAAGGAGCTACGTATATGGTTACACCTGCATTGCACGCAACAATGTACACCTATATGATGTCTCCGATCCCTCCGGCTGTTAAAACTATTAACAAGTCAAGAATTGATGGTTGGTTTGAAATTTAAAGAAAATAAGAAGTATGTCAAGATTCGATTTTAATAATAGTAGATATGCGGCTTTTTTCCGTAGCGGAGAAGGTCAGCAAATACTCCGTGATTATATTGATAATTCAGGAATGATTAATATCAATTATAATTGGTGGAGAGGTCAGTTTACGGTGAATCCACAAGTAACTCCTACAGATGCATCAGGAAAAGCTTCTTTCATGGTTGAAGCCTCTATAAATCGTGCAGCAGGAGTATTGGATATGCGTGCTCCACTAGGTAAAGCGCATCCGTATAACAAGGAAGGTCTTTCATTCTATACAGGTACAATTCCAGATTTTACGTCAGATGCTATTGCAGAGACAGCAATGGAACGTATGTACAAACAGGAGTATTATGCAGAGTTTGGTAATGATGCTAAGTTTATCAGAGAATGGACAAAACGTGTCCAAGATTTGATTGATGCAAAAGACCAAACTGCAAATTACATGTGTGCTCAACTTCAAACCAAAGGCTATGTGCTATATGATATTGGTAGAGGTATAAAGGGTATTAAACAAAAGGCTGCTATTCCCGAAGAAAACTTTGTAAAGGCAGGTGAAAAAGTTTGGACTGCTCCTGATGCTAAACTGTTCTCTCAAATGGTTCTCATTGAAGATCAGTTCAGACAAAGAACAGGATTTGGTGGCGCAATGAAATGGCTTATTCCTAAGAAAATGTATCAAGATGTTTTCTTGGAAAATGCAGAAGTCAAGCAGTGGGTTAACTATATGCGCAACCTGAATACTAACAGCCCGATGGAAGCTCCTGAAATTCCGGTTATTCTGAAAGAACAGTTTAATAGAGCTGTAGCTGCATTTGATGGGTTATCTCCTATTGAAATTGTAGTAGAAGAAGAAAAGAATAAAGAATGGGGCGGTGATACTACAATTCATGGATGGGCTGAAAATGTAGCAGTTCTTCGTCCGGTCGGACCTGCGGGACTTATCATGCATACTAATACTTTGGATGAACGTATGGCAAGTATGGCTGGAAACAATGTGGTTTCTCAAACATTCGCATCTATTGACGGTTTCTCTTTGCTTCACAATGCAGAAATGGTTGATGGTGAATATAAATCTTGGAGTACCCGTTTGATTACGTCATTTATTCCTGCTTTGACAGAGTTCCCGGAACATATTATTGTTGATACAGCAACAGCAGATTCTTAATATGGCTCAAATTGATATTATACACTATCTTGAAGGTTTGACTGCCTTTGTCTTTGACAAGGCAGTCCTTACCCGTATTGCAGTAGATAGAGACGTTATAGATATTACAGATACCAAACAGCTTACACAACAGCAAAAAGATTTGCTATTGGCTGATTTGCTTTATGTTATTTTTACCGCTCCCAATTATACTGCTAGTCTGACGAACCAACATGGAGCTTATACTCAAACGATTGGTAGCCAACGATACGATTCTAAAAAAGATGTATATAATATTATGATAGGTCTGTATAAGAAATGGGACGATCCAAAGGCTGAATTATTAGGTGGTAGTACAACAACTTGGATAAATGAGTACGACTGATGATTATAGATAGGGACATAATGCAAGAATATCCTTTTGATGGAGTATTTTACACTTATGGGATTGATGAAAGCAAACCTCCCGATCAACAGGTAGAAGAAGAGATTATAGTCTTGGAAACTAAATGTGATATACAAGGGGCGCAGAAAGAAGATTCAGGTGTAATATCAAACGCATACAATGTGTATTTCCCTTTTGATAAGTCAGTAGGTATATCAATAAAAAAAGGTCATAAATTTAGGAGCAAGATGTATGGCTTCTCTATTACTGATGCTATCGTTATTGATATTATACCAACTCAATTAGGTGGTTGTGCGGTTTATGTAAAAGATAATACTAGTGGATAATGAGACGTGTAAGTCCATATATTGATGATTTGGCGAAGAAATTGGCTATAAAAGGTCGGAACTTAATTGAAAAGGCTTATTTAGAGGCTGACTACAATAAGAATAAGACCCAAAATCTTCACGATAGTTATGGGAGTGCAGTTTTTTATAATGGCGAACTTTATCCAAATAGTAAAATGTATTTTAGTAAAGCTGCAACAACTTCTAAATACGATCCATATCAACAAGAGGCAATTACAGGTAGACAGGCTATCTCTGAATTTTTCGATGATTATAAGCCAAAAGATAAGGGAATGCAGCTTGTAGTTGCAGTAGCCATATTTTATGGTGGAATATTAGAATTAGGCGGAGGTAATTTACGTAGGAAATATAAAGTTATATCTATGATTGGAGATGACATTAGAGCATTGGCACAAGAAGTAGGTAAAGCTAAAGTTTCTATAATTCAAAACGGGAAAGTAAATGGATAAGAATTTATTAAATATATCAACTATTGAAACCTTTTTCAATGAATTATTGGATGAAAAAGTATCTTCTAATACTTTCTTTACAACTGTCCCTACAAATATTGATACTACTTGGTCTGACCTTGTTGTGATTGACTGTGCTAATTCTATCCAAGATTTGAATGCCTATGGTGTAGGAACTGTATTAGTTTGGTTATATGCAAAGCCATTCAGCAATGGACGTAAGAATGTTGCTGTAATGTCTAAACTCGAAAAAGCTCTAAATGAAGCTTTAGAAAACAATAAAAATGCGTCTTATGCAGTTAGTAAGAAAGGCACATTTGCTGATTTTGACAGTGATGCTAAGATGCATTGTAATATAGTAGAAATTCAATTATTAATCGTTTAAAAATAAAAAATTATGGCATTAACAGTTACAGAAACTAGAAAAGATAATGCTAACTCCATTATCTACAATCCCAAGTTTTTATATGTAACACCGTATGTAGATGGTAAACCCGGTACAAAAACTTGGCAATGTATGGATATTATTCGTGATTCAACAACTATCACACAAGAGGATAATACTGAAAATCCTATTGAAAATGAATTATCTTCAACTCCAATCATTAATAACATTCAAGCAGGTAACTATACGTTTACTACTGAAATTGGAGATTTGCAGGCAGAACTCTTAAAAGATTTGCTAGGATTCACCATTGGTACAGGTAGGAACGCCTATGCGCCTGATGGCTATGTAGAGAAATTTGCTCGTATCGACATGGTATTTCAAAATGGCAGTAAATATACCGCTGTTGTATTGCCGAAATTGCAATTGAGTCCGACAATTACTCTTGATTCAATGAGTACTTCTATTGGTCGTATTGCACTTGGCGGATCTGCACAGGCTGTTCAGTTCAAATATGGGGAAGATACTGCGTCATTGACTCCTTTGGCTATGATTTATGATTACACCGTTCCGCCTACAGATATGTCATTAGATGGCACGGGGGGAGCGTAAGGGAATCAGTATCTCCGGCTAATTCCCTAGAAAGTTCAATCGGAGAAGCAGCGGTAGCTTCTAATGGAGTTACATCTAAAAAGAAAAATACAATTCTTTAATAAAAGGGAGGGAGGTTACTCCTTCCCTTGTTTTTTAAAAAGATATGACAAATAGTAAAATAACATATAAAACGATAAAAGATCCTGTTTCTGATGAAGCTATGGAACGTCTTGTGCAGATTATGACTGACAGCCCTAGCCTTTTTAAATTAAAAGATACAGAATGGGAAATTACAGCATTGAAACCCGGTATAATGTGGCTGATAGCTAAAGAAGCCGCACAAATAAATAAAGTAGAAAAGGCGACCTTTAGTGATGTATTACAAGGTCTTTCTATCAATATGCCATCTGTCTGTCGTATTCTGACGCTTGCTTTGTTGAATAATAAAAACCATATTAAAAGTGGCGACCCTGAATATGACAAAGTATATGATGCTTTATTTTGGGAATGCGAGGATATGAAAGACTGGGCTACTATTCTATTTGAAGTTCTTAACTTATTGTCAGTTGAGTTTTTTTTTGCGATTACAGAATTGACACAGACGTTCCGCCAAATGACACTGGAAAGAAAGACGAAGATGGAAGAACGAAAACAGTCATCGCAAGAACAAGCTACGGGGAAATGTTTGATTTTATAAAAGCTTATCCATCTGTGACTATGGAACAATACATGTGGCACATGACAGTTCCTCAAATATTGCTAGCACAATACGATACAACTCATATTGAATATTTGTCAGAAGAACAAGCTAAAAAAGACAAAGCACCAAAAATAAATTCAGCCGACGACTTATTTAAAAACGATTTTGGCATACCAATTTTTAATCAAAAATAAATAATAACAATGGGAGCAACAGGATATGTATTAACAATACCTGATGAGGTATTAAAGAAACTAGAATTAGCAGATACTAAAATAAATGCTATAGCTGAAAGTAGCGAAAAAACAGCAAACAGGTTCAATCAAGCATTTTCGAGCATGGCTTTATCTGTTGACCCATTGATAAAACGGCTTGATGCATTAAAAAATATAGGTAAATTAGATTTAGGGTCAGGGTTAAAAAAATACACGAGTGATTCGGAAAAGGCTGCTGCTGGAATAGCCGAAGTTGCGAATAAGCTGAATCAATTAAAATATATATCTTCTCAATCATCGTCTGCCAATAATTCTGTTTTGGCATGGCAAGGTATTAATGAGAACTTAAAGATACAACAACAGCGGTTAGATGCAATAAATCGTTCAATCAAAGAATATGAAAACACTTTATCTCAAATACAAAGTGGTAAGGGTGGTGTATTATCAAAAGAAGATCAGTCTAATTACGCTGCAAATCTAGCCGAAGCCGAATCAATCAAACAAACAATAGCATTATATCAACAAAAACAACAAGCGATTGTAAATTACCAGTTAGAACAAAAGAAGGTAGCTGACAATTTAGCTAAACTAAAAAGTTTAGAATCCGATTCAAAATCTTTGCCTGAACAAAGAAAACGTGAAGAATTAGAAAGATTGAATGCTTTATATAGAAGTGGTCAATCCTTACTGCAAAAACAAGCGAAGGCGGAAGATGAACTTGGTAAAGCTGCTCAAAAGGTTGCAATAGCATTAGATAAAGCTGCGAAAGCCGAAGAAAAGAAAAATAGTGCAAGAGCAAATAAGGCTAATCAAGAAGCAGCAAGAGCCGAAGAACAATACGCAAGAGCATTAAATAAAAGCGAAGTCACTATTGTTCAACGGGCAAGAAAGATTGAAGCATTAGCTAATGCACAAAGAGCCTTAAACTCTACTGGACGAGATTACTCTTCCCAATTATCTAAAATAGCATCGGAAACACAACGGCTTCAACAAGCAAATGATAATGTTGCAAAAAGCATGGAGCGAGTTAAAAGATCTCAAAGTAGTGTACTCAATACTACCGATCAATTAACTAGGAAAATAGCATTATTATTTAGCGTTTCAGCTATACAGGGATATGTGGAAAAGCTAGTTTCTGTACGAGGAGAATTTGAACTACAGCAAAGAGCATTGCAAGCGATTTTGCAAAACAAAGATGAGGCAAACGCTTTATGGGAAAAAACAGTGGCATTAGCTGTTAAATCACCATTCCAAGTAAAAGAATTGGTAACTTATACAAAACAGTTAGCTGCATACAAAATAGAGTCAGATAAACTATACGATACTACTAAAAGACTTGCTGATGTGTCGGCAGGACTTGGTGTAGACATGGGTCGTCTTATTCTTGCATACGGACAGGTAAAGGCTGCTAACTATTTACGTGCGTCAGAAGTAAGACAATTTACAGAAGCTGGTGTCGGATTGCTTCAAGAGCTTGCCACTATGTATACAGAACTAGAGGGTCGTATGGTATCTGTTGGCGAAGTCCAAGCTAGAATAACTAAACGTATGGTTGCCTTTGGTGATGTAGAAGAAGTTTTTAAACGAATTACGTCAGCAGGAGGTATATTTTATAACATGCAAGAAATCCAAGCCGAGACATTGGCAGGTATGATTTCCAATCTTAAAGATAACTTTGATGTTATGTTTAATGAGATAGGAAAGGCTAATGATGGAGTTTTGAAAGGATTTATAAATATATTAAATACTGTAGTTGCACAATGGAGAGATTTTGCAATAGCATTAAATACCGCAGGCGCAGTTTTTGTTACATATTCTATAAAAGCTGCAATAGCAGCAGCAGCGAATAGAAAGATTGGCGTATCGGCAATCGAAGCAATGATAGCACAAGGTGGATTAGCTAAAGCTATTGGGTATACTACAAATGCTCTAATAAAATCATTTAATTTTGTAAAGGCAAACCCGTGGATTCTTGTAGCTACAGCTATTGCAGGAACTATCTTCTATCTAAAAGATTTAACAGAAAGACTTGACGAAACTCGTGCTACATACGATGTTTTAAATAATCAAATAGATACTCAAAAAAGCAATCTTGAATCTTTAACAAATAAAATAGAGAAGCAAGTTAAGGCACAAGAAGATGCAGAATCTTCTTTATCAAACGTAAAGAAGGGGACGCAAGAATATAAAGAAGCCGAACAAAAAGCTAATGAAGAAAGAGAAAAAACGCAGAAACTTTTAAATATACTAAAAACGCAATATCCCGAAGTATACGCAAAGGTAATGCAGAATAAAGAAGGTATAAAATCATTAGCATCTGAACAAAAAAAATACAATGATGAACTTGAAAGAACGCAGACCTTAAATCGCTTAATGCAAGCAGGAACTCCTTTATTTGGAGATAGTTTTAGAGAACAAGCAGAATCTTATACACAATCTTTAGATAGACAAAAAAAAGCTATCAAAAATCTAACAGGAGATTATGATTCTTTAGTAAAAGAAATCCAATTCCTATTTAAAACGGAAAAAGAAATACCAGATTCTATTAAAACACAGGTTAATTCAATAATAAATAGTAATACGACTATTGAAGAAAAAACACAGGCTCTTTTAGCATACGCTAGATCATTGGCGACGCATACTCAAACATCAAATCGTATGCTCAATAATCTAAGGATTACAGCTAAAAAATCACTTGAAGATTTAGAAGATGCTAATAAAAATAGAGTAGTTCAAATGCAGGAGATGAACAAAAGTTATGTTTCTTTAAGAGATAACGCTCTTAAAGAAGCAAATATTACATTAGCTGAATTTAAAGCTTTATCAAAAGAGCAACAAGAAGATTTAGGAAAGAGAATGGCAACATTTATAAAATCTTCTGCCGGGGCGGAAAGCAATTTTGCACGCTTTTTTTTAAAAAATAGAATAAAACAAGATTTAGGTATTAGCATTTCTTATGACGAAAAGGAAGTCGAGAAAGAAATGACCGACCTGCAAAAAAAACTATCTGAATATGTAAATGAATATAATAATAAGCCTGAAATAAAAGGGAAAAACGCTTTAAAATTGCCAATTGTTACAGCAGAAACAGATGTAGAAGAATATAGAGATAAAATTTTTGCAGCTGGTAAAGCCTTAATTGAAGCAGCGCAGGAAAATGCCAATTCTGTTGAGAATCTTGCACCTCATATAGATAAGAATCAAAAGGTCGCAATTCAGTTAGCAAAATCAGCTGGGGAGGCTCAACAAGCTCTAGCTAAACTTTTTGGATATACGGATAAGAAAGGCGAAAAAGCCGGAGAGACAGCCTATGAGCGTAAGATAAAGGCTCAATTAGACTTATTGAAAAAAATGCAATCTCAATATGAGAAGCTAAGACAGACAATGGGAGAAGAAGATGCTACAAGCACTATAACTTCATCTTTTGGAACAGCTTATCAAAAATTATTCAATAAGCCATTAAAACTTAAATTTGATAAGGCTTCGATAGCTAATGAGATGGAGTCCATTTCTAATACTATTAGTGGTAAATCAGCGGAAGCATTAAAGAGAAGTTGGCAAAATACCATTGGTGAATTACGTTCAGAAATTACAGTTTCAGCAACTCTTGATAATATCAGTGAATTTGAACGTCAAATGGACTCAATGTTTAATAGCTATCAACTGTATATCGAATTGGAGGCTAAAGGTGTTCCTAAAGATCTGATTCAAAATCTGTTTGGCATTGATGTAACTACGTTGGACGATATAGCTAGAGCGTTAGAGGAAAAATATCCCGATGTTACAAAATTAGGAGAAAAAGAACTTGATTCTTATTTCAAGATACAGAAAAAAATAACTGATAATCAAAAGAACGAACTTGAAAGACGTTCTGATTTATTGTATAATTATTTAGAACAATCTGTAGACAAGGTTAAACAAGTACAAAATTCAGGAGCACTTGAAATCAGCTTTGCCACTGATTTCTTCAATAAAGGAAGCTTGAATGCCGAACAATATGCGACAGTCGTTAAAAATGTCACAGAGAAAGTAAATAAGGAAGTTAGCAAGATTAATACAGATAAGTTCAAAGAAACTCCTGAATATATTCAAGCTATGGGTGACTTATCCGCTTATTCTGCTTCTCAATTAGAAGTAATGATAGCTAGAATGCAGGAACTTATAAACTCTTCTGCCGGAAATCTAAATGCATCAGATTTGAAAGTATATACAGATTTGATAGATAAGATACAAGACAGATTAAAGCAGATTAAATCTCCGTTTAGTAAAAATGCTTTTGCAGAATTTAGAGAACTAAAAAGACTACAAGCGGAATTTAATGCAGAAACAGAAAGATATAATCAACTGTTGAGAGAGCAGAAAATTGCTAAAGATAGACTTGAAAGCGCAAAAACAGAAGCCGAACAAGCTAGAGGTAGAGTTGGAATAGATGCGTCCGCAAAAGATGACCTTATAGCAGCTACAGAGAGTTTGCAAGATGCTAATAGTGCTTTAAATAATTCTAATGATAAATTGAACATTTCACAAGGTAAACTGTCTAACATATCCGGTAAAATGGGACAGATACAGGGTGGAATGAGTGCAGCCATGTCAATGATTGACAAGATAGTTACTGGTATTTACCAATCTATTGAAGCGACCATTGATATAATGAATCAATTTAAAGAACTTCAAGAATCACAAGGCGTTGATACGTCCAAAGGAGGATGGAGAGAAGCGGCACAAGCAGGAGAATTATTGGGTAATGTAAATAATAAAGTGATGTCCTCTTGGAACAATTTCAAGAGTGGCAATATTGCCGGAGCAGTAGCCGATGCGGTTGGCTCTATAACATCTATTTTCACAACATTAAATAAGCAACATGATGCTAGAAGAGAGCAAACCATTCAAGAGGAAATAAAGCTAGTAGAAAAGCTTCAAAAGGCTTATCAAAGATTAGGTGATGCAATAGAAAATGCATATACTATTGATACTCTGAATATGAGTACTGAAAATGCTCAACGTAATATTCAAGACCAAATCAAGAGCTATCAAAACATGATAGCTGCCGAAGAAGATAAGAAAGATACAGATTGGGATAGAATAGATGAATGGAAAGAAGCTATAATTGATTTGCAAGAACAGGCAGATGAACTTAGGAGTCAAAAACTTAATGAATTCGGAGGTTTTGGTAGCGGAGCAGACATGAAATCTGCCGCAGAAGAATTTGCATCTGCTTGGCTAGAAGCCTATAAAGAAACAGGTGATGGATTAACAGCATTAGAAGATAAATGGGATGAATATATCAATAATGTAATTATGAAACAGTTGGCTCTAAGAGGAATAGAAAAATTCTTAGAACCAATAATGAATAATCTGAATAATATGATCGGTTCGGATTCATATTTATCTGATGATGAATTAAAAGCGTTGCAGAAACAAATTGAAGAAACGATGCCTGCTTTAAATGAGTATTTCAAAACAATATCAGAGAATTTCGGTGTACCAATTACTGGTGGAGAGGACAATGGCTCTACTCTTAACAAAGGTATTCAAGGTGTGACGGAAGAAACCGCTAATGTTATTGAAGCTTATCTTAATTCAATGAGATATTTTGTCGCAGACACCAATATGGTTATCAACAATTTCTTTGCTGCATTTACTAGCTTAGACCCATTGCAGAACCCAATGTACAGTGAGCTTGCAAATCAAACTAAACTTTTGAGAAGCATAGATGATAGATTGGCAAGTGTTATTACATACAGTGGCGACCATCCTAACGGTGGGGCATCAATAAAAGTACTAACATAATATTGTTTTCAGGAAGGATTAGCCGGAGTAAATTCCGGCTTTTCTTATTTAATAGCTATTCTATACAAAAATATAGGAGTATGTTTTCTAGACCACTCCTATATATAAATAAGACAACCATAATAAATAGACTCGTACGCATTGTACGTACTGTACGAGTTAGAACTCAAATTAGAAACCGAATTATTAAACATTAATCTCTTTTTGCAATGCAGGTAGCTCCAACTATCTGCATTCTTTGCTCCTAACTTTCTGCTGCAAATATAGTACTAATTTTCTCTATTCCAAAATTTGTCTAAGTCTTTTGGTAGAATTGGTTCTATTTTTTTCAGTAAATCTTCATAAATAGAAGTATATACCTTGTGAAATTTCAATCCATTCTTTATTTTAGCACACATTTTTTTTATAGATCGAGGTTGTCTTGGATATACTTTACTAATTGTCAATGGAGACATTTCCAACTTATAATGTAATATATAAAAAAGGAAAGCTCTAGCCGATACGACATTTTCCATCCTTTCTTTATTTACAAGTTCTTGTTCTGTCACTCCAAAATGAGTGCAGACTATTTTCTCAATCTCATCTATTTTCTTTGCTACATCAAGTTCTAAAGTCATAGTGTACTATTATGGACACAAATGTACTAATTAGTACACTACCTTCCAAATATATTCGGGAATATTTCATATACAGTTGGTATTCAACGTGATATATACTATAAAATACTGCGTAGTATATTTCTGTAGTTTTCACCTTATTTATTGCATAGTTCAATGTCGGACTATATTAAATGTATTTTTTATGGAATCAAAAACAGTTGTTTATACTCCTGATGCAGGGAGTGGAAGCGGAAGTGGAATGATGGCTATGCTTGCTCCACTTTTGCAGCAGAAAGGTATTGATCCTAACTTGTTAATGGCTTTGAATAGCAAAGGAAATGGAAACGGGTTTGGTGGAGATGGCTCATGGTTCTTATGGATTATCTTCTTGTTCTTCCTTTTCCCTCTTTTCGGTCGTAATGGTTGGGGTAATAATGGTGGTAACGATGGTGGAAATGGTGGCGGATATGGTGTCGCTGGTATTCCAAATTTGATTAACAATGATGCAGGAAGGGAATTACTAATGAGTGCTATTCAAGGAAATGGTCAGGCTATTAACACTTTAGCTACCAATTTGAATTGTTCGGTTGGACAAATTCAACAGTCTATTAATGGCGTTATGACACAAATTCAAGGTGTTGGTAATCAAGTGGGTATGTCAAGCCAACAAATTATCAATAGCATTCAATCTGGAAATTGTCAGATTGCACAGGCTATTGCAGATTGTTGCTGCAAGACACAGAATGCTATTACTACGCAAGGTTATGAAAATCAGTTGTCTATTTGCAATCAGACCAATACATTGGTTAACACTGCAAATCAGAACACTTTGGCTTTACGTGATGGAGCAACTGCTAATACGCAAGCTATCTTGTCTAAATTGGATGCTATGCAGAATCAGAACTTGCTTGATAAAATTGATAAGCTTCGTGAAGATAAGAGTACTTTGCTTGCTCAAATTTCTAACGATGCACAGACAAGAAATATTCAAGCTTTCCAAGCTCAAACTATTGCGCCTGTAAATGCTGCTCTTAGTGATTTAAGTGCTCGATTGGCTAAAATTGAATGCCGTCAACCGGAAACGGTAACAATTCCTTACATTCCGGCGATGGGTAGTATGATTCCAGTTAATTATAGCGTGCCTGTAAATGTGAATGCGACACCTTATAGTAACTGCGGCTGCTAAGTATTGGTATTAGATAAAGCGTTCTTTGACATGTTGGTAATAATTTCGTAATCGGATAGCGTTTTCCAAATAAATCCTTTATAATGGTTTATAAATCCGTTGCAACACAGAGAGATTTTACTTTGAGAATATCCTTCTCTTTGGGCTTCTGCCATAGAAGGATATACCTTAACTAAAATGTTATCTTTTAATTGAACAACAGGTATGCTTTTAGAGGTGTTAAATTTCCCGATTTTAGAAAGAGAATTCCTTTTCCTAGTTATTGGATTATTTACATTTTCAGTATGACTGCACCATTTTAGGTTTTCAACGTTGTTGTTTAATGGATTGCCATCTAGATGGTCTATTTCAAAACTGCTATTTGTGTTAGGTAAAAAAGACTTAGCTACTATTGTAGCAACAGTTACAGTTTTCTTTATATTATTTTTCCATAATGAAACAGTATATAAAGAATAACTTTCTTTTAATTTCCTAATAGTCGGTTTTAGTATTCTTTGTTTTGTCGATTTAATTCCATATCTGTTTTTTACATTACGAGATAAGGATGCAATTCTTCCAAATGAAGATACCATATACAGTCCCTCATATTCGATTACGTCACGCCATTCTTCTCCTTCGAGAGTTATACTCTCAATAAATTCTTTGTTATTCATTTGATTACCGAATTAAATGATACCGAAGATTTAAAAGAAAGGGAAGAGCTTCGGTTTACTCTTATCAACAAGTTAATTACTCTTGTCTATCCCGATACAAAGATAGTAAAAATTTAAAGAAAGGAAAAATATTATGTATGGAAATCCTTTAAATCCTTTTGGTACTTACTGGTGGACGGGTGGTCTCGGTTCAGCTATTCCGACAAGACAACGTTCTTGTTTGAAACAACTCTGTATATTTGAGTTGCCGACAACAAACGTAGCCTTATCAGAGACGAGTGTAGACTATGGGATTGATAAATGTCTGTATAATCAGCTTCCTTGTGAATGTTATGTGACTGTGCAAGTTAATCAAGCAGTTCCAACAGGTGGTGAAGCACTGCCTGTAACGATTGCTATTCCAACGTCCAATAATAGTACAAATGTAGGGAGTTCTTCTTCTAATAATGGTGAAAGTAAAGTAAATGTTATAGACCATAACAGTTCAAATGTTATTGGTTCTGATATAACAAACTCAAAAGAAGTATTTGCTTTTATCAATAAAAGAGAAGGGATTATACGTTTTGTCAATTTTCAGACAGGCGGAACAACCCCTGCACCTACATCAGTAGCAAGTAAGTGAATCTATAGACGGGAGTAAAATCCCGTCTATGTAAAACAAATTAAAAGTTTATTATATGTTTTCATCAAGTAGACAAGGTGGTTTTATATATGTTCTTTCTAAAGGAGAAAGACCAACAGTTAAGATAGGGCAGATTGAATCTGTAAGTTCACCTGTCCCTAAATATCCTACTTATAATCCGTCAATACCTTATAGTCCTCAACCAGAAATGCTTATTGACATTAAGGTAAGATGTGGCGAGGAAGTTTTAGACTTTCAAAAATTACCAGCAAATGGTGAAATGTTCGCTTATCCAAATGTGATTGTTTCCGAAAAGAAGGAGGCTATCATTTCGGAAGTTGAAGCAATGATACAAACTAGTAAGCAAATTGTAGAAAGCGTTCCATATCATAAGTCTGTTATAGAATCTTGTGATAGTATTTTAAAAGAACTAAATCCTCAATTTGCTAAAGAGAAGCAACAAGAAGATAGGATTAATTCATTGGAACAGGAGGTTAAATCCGTAAAAGATGGATTGGGAGATATAAAATCTCTTTTGATAGAAATGAATACGTCTAATAAACCCAAAACAACAAATTCTAAATAATAATATTATGGGAATGATTGAAATAATGGAAGGCGAAAGAAAAGGCGGATTAGGAAAAGCCTTTAAGGACTTCAAAGAGAGTCTTGAATGCCTAAAAGAAGATTTCGAAACCCTTTGGGACGAAATGGAATCAATGGGAGAACGTAGCGGACAAGGCGGTTCTTATGGTGGTGGTAGTCGTGGTGGTTCTTACGGGAATAGATACGATGAATACGATGATGAAGAAATGATGGGAGAACGCAGAGGTGTAAGAGGCTCTGGTCGTGGTCGTCGTCGTCGCTAATACAAACTAAGGGGGATATAATAGTCCCCCTTTAATACTAAAAGATATGAAAAAAGGAGCAAGCTTTGATTTATATGATAATATCCCGGAAGATATGCGGATTTATCTACAAAATTATGGGTTTAATTTTAGTGAGAAAATGGCAGAATTTGCTATTTCTAAAATGAAAGATAAAGATGATAATCCATACATTCCTGTACCAAAAGAAAAAGTAAAAGAGCTATTAACCAGATATGGTGTCACATTAGAATTAGACAATGGCTCTAATAGTTGGTATGTATGCAACATGCTTAAAAGTGATAACTGGGGTAGTTCTATTTCCGATGAGCAGCATTTGGCATTAGCAATTAAAGATTATATAGATGACAAAGATGCAGGAGTTGGTACAGAAAAGCCTTTCAGATATTTTTTCGCTTTATGTATGGGTAATGGTACAGCATTAAATTGGAGAGAAATGCTTTAATTTTAGGCACTTAAAATGTGCCTTTTTTTAATGTTATGGAAATAAAAACAATATATTTATCTAAATACGATTGGACTGTCACTATCTTTTATGATTATACTTGCAAATATTTTGAAGATGTAATAGAGGAATTAGAATATATCGAATGTGGAGAAGAGTCTCTTAAAAGAGCTTATAAAAATCTAACTACATGTGGATATAATAATGGACTTACATTTTCTAATCACTTAGCGCATAAAAGTGTAATTGTTATAGGTAGAACGAGCAGTGCAAAAGAGTTTGAAAAAACTTGGTCTCATGAATCAGGACACTTAGCAGACCATATATGCCTTACTTATGATATAAGCCCTCATGGTGAGGAAATACAATATTTAGGTGATTACATCATAGATAAGACATGGGATTCGGCAAAGAAATATTTATGTGATTGTTGTAGAATAAAGAAATGATAATATGAAAAACAAAGATTTCAAGAAAGCATTACAGAGTGATAAACCTATCAACTCTATGTTTGCACTTATTCCCGAAAAGCAAAAGAAGTCTTTTATGAAATTTGCTAAGCAATTTGGATTTACAGAAGAGAAAATAGAGCAACTTTTGAAGTCTGAAAAATGATAGCCTATGAAAACAAAAAGAGTAAAATATGATGCTGTCAAATTGGCAATCATACGTAAGAATTACATGATTAATGAGGCAATCAATGATTTAGTGAGAGATTTACCTCATTGTGATTTTGAGAAATTAAGATTTCAACTTACAAATGAAATTATGGAGTTGCAATCACTAAAAAGCGAAGGGGCTAAATAGCCCCTCTTCTTACTCTATCGTAATTACAATTTTCTCACCTCTTTTATGTGCTGCATCCATTTTTTTATAAAGATTGGTGAATGTTTCAGTACTATTAATGATTTGTCCTTTAATCTTATTTTGTCCAACAAGAATGCAACCTAGCGTATCTTCCGGCTTGTTTCCAACATGAATTAATACTCCTTCAAATTCTCTAACATCACATAATTTAGGAAGTTTACCATCACAGAATTTAGCCCATATCCTATCTTTGAATTTAGGACTAACAATATTCATGTCAATTGCATAAGTTCCCGTAGGAATAGCGGTTTTCCCATACACCTTTTTTGTTTGAATAACAGACAAAGGCATCTCATTGCTTAGTCCTCTATCTGTATCTTCGATAGTGTCACATTCATATACATTATTTATAAAAAGAGAACCAATAGTATAATTCGTTCCTTTAAATCTTCTTTTTAATTTTATTTCCATATTCAATCTTTATTTTCATTACGTGTATTATATTTCTTCAATGCAAGTTCGCTTATATTATTATCTTTGATATATTGATTACGTCTTTTCAGAGCATCTTCTAATGTTCTAAACATGCCGACATCAATACTTTTAGCACCGTAATATACACGAACCTTATACCTTATCGGGTTTTTAAGACGAGGTATTATTTTGCGGTAGATCCATTTATGTCCTGTATTACTCATTTCTTAAACAACAATTTTAATTCTTCAACACTAGCCTTATGATAATAATCATTATCTTTGGGTAGATACATAAATTCGATTCCTGATAATCCTCCTTCTAATTCGTTATCATGATATATACCCCAATCTCCTTTACTGTTAGTAAAGACTTGTCTGTCATCGGTATCATCTCGGAGTGCAGCAATAAAATAGAATAAGTTTTCATTTTCACCGCAATCAATATCGTTTTCTTCCCTTTCTGATAAAAAACGTTTCAATTCGTCCTCTAATGAAAGATTATAACACTCATCAGGATAACCAACGCCATGAATAGATTGGGTAGGAATACATATATGAATCCATACAGCTCTATCAAAATAACAGCAAGGACAAATATGATAACCAAGTTCCTTTAGTTTATCTAATATTTTCTTGTTGTTTGCTCTTAAAAAAGCTTTTTGAATAAATCCCATGACATTTATTTTAAGCCAGTACTTCCATATCCATTCTCATTTCTCTCTGTTTTTGACAATTCTTCTACTTCTTCCCATTCAATAGGCAAAGTAAAACCAAATTTACATTGAACAACTCTATCTCCGATTTTATATTTAGGCATGTTAGGCATTACATGATAAAATACTGCTGATACTTCTCCGCGAAAAAGTTCATCAACAGTACCAACGCAATTACTTAATACCATCCCAGTTTTCCAAACACTTGACCGAGGACGGAAATCAATAGAAAATTTTAACGGAGAGTTCTTCATATTTACAACTGAATGGAATGCTACATTTTGTCTGTCCAATACATTAGAATATTCAGTTTCAATGATTTCATAACCACGTTCAATCTGAAATGCTAATCCCAAACCATATTTCCATACATTAGGAGCTATCTCTTCGCATGAAGTAGCATATAAGTCATAACAAAAATCTTCATCGTAATGTTTTACTGGAATCTTTGCATCTGGATGCATTTTCTTAAATTTTACTTTCATATTTCATAATTTAACATTGCAATATAAACTCGTTTATTTATTTTTCCTTCTTTGTAATATTTTTCTGCGACTTCCTTGATATGTTTTTCTTTTGCTTCCTTATATGCCTTAAATGCCTCTTCGGGAGTATGATATATTCCTATATATTTTCCACTACAGCTTATTTGCATTCTTTTACGACATTTGTATTCTTTTTTATTCTTCAATAGTAATACATTTATTTCATGTGGTAAAAAACAACAAGTATCGGGAGAATATTTTTTGCTATTTTTTGACAATAAATCTTTATCAAGGTCGTAATTATAGACATAATTATTTTCACACCATTTCTTGAAGTTGCTTAATAAAAGCCATTCATCACAGACAGTGCATCCAATATATGAACTATCCCTTGCTAAAGCAAAAGAAGAATAGCATCTTGATAACATACTTGTCCATATTTTATAAAAAACGCTATCTGATTTTTCATCACAATCATTAATCCCAACCCCATGTATTTTTTTTGAATGATAACCACATTTTTTACAACCTCTGTTTTCTAAATGGTCATTAGGAGATTGTAAAAAAAGTCCATGTTTTGGACAAATGATAGAAACCTTACTTTTAGCATTTACATATACAACTTTAGAGTAGTCATATTTATCACCATGAACTGCTTTAGCTTTTTCGATAAATTCGTCTGTTGTTAATCTTTTAGGCATATTACTGACTTATTTTAATCACTGACATTAATAAATGAGAGAAAGCCGTCAGTTTAGCTTTATCATTGGGTAGCTACTCCCAACTATCTCTCATCTGCAAAGATACTAATATTTTCATTATTTTCTATCATTTGAGCCTTTATTATACATTCACCAATAATGTTAGGATTTTGGTATGTATCTACAAGTTTCTTATATGCTTCTACACATTCAGGGCTATCATTGTAGTTTATATCTTCCGCTTTTCTAAACACCCACTTCACAAGGTTATTTATTATATCCAACAACTCTTGTTGTTTGTAATGTCTTAAAGCAACAGAATCCTCTGCAAATTTAATACATTCTTTTATTCTATTTGATATTTCGGTGATAGAAAGTTTAGTCATAGAACGTGCTAATTCTACTAATGATGCAAAGTATGGGTTTTCGATACCTTTTATAGTTCTAAGATAATTATATAGTCCATCTCTATATTCATTAATAATTGGCTGTGTATAAATATCTAAAAAATCATTGAAATTACTATATACATTACCCGAAGAAATAGTCAGGTTATTAACTTCCTTTTGATACCAATTTACCCTTTTCTTTGCGGCATAAAATAGTTTCTTGGTTTCTTTATCTTTATTTTTAATTGAGGGTTCAATATCCAAAACGCAACAGTTGCACATTTCATTTAGAGCCATTACCTGATAAACACTTACCAGCAATATCTGGTTAGGCTTCATTGGTACTTCCTCTGGCTCTTCAAACTCTTCGGGATGCGCTTCTTCATACGATTTTCCAAATAAATAGAAATCAAGAGATGTTGGGTCATTAGGATAAATTTCTTTAGCCCACTCGGTTGCTTCTATGACTGTTTTCATGTCATTACTCTTTCTCTTGATTGCTCCGATTTCTCTTAGAGTATTAAGGGAATGAACATCAAGCGGAAGAAGAAGTTTTGATTGGTCTAATGACTTCCATATTCCTACATCTATAGGACTATTCTGTCGGACTAGCCAACGAAGCATAAGATTGAGCCTTTTGCAACATGATTTTGTGTCTTTGGGTATTCCATTGCATCCATTAAAGATAGCACATAAAACTTCGATATATGATGTAAATTCTAGGTGCTTACTCATTGCATCAAGAATGCAATCCTCCAATGTTTCAAATTTGGTGTATACTTGTTTTAAAAAATATCGAATATTTGATAAATCAAATAATCGGAGCATCCTATACCAACGTCCATCTTTTAAAGATATTCGATATGATTGAGACATAACCCATTGGTATGGCGAATCTCCCATAAGAGCAAGCGTTTTCTCACAAGCCTTATATATCTGTTGTCTATTACCAAAAGCTAAGACAGAACAAATAACTGCTGCGACTTCAATATCTCGCTTATCTTTATATTTCCAAAGGAAAGAAACAGGGTCATTAGCAAAGTACTCTGTCTTTTCATATTTTGGAATAAGTTCTTTAATTTTCTCCATCTTTTTTATATGACTTGTTTTCTAAAATAATAATATGGCTATGTCCTTTTCCTGCCGACCAACTATCCCCTTTAATGACTGTATAATCCTTGAGAGAGTTTTCTGCGCATTTAACAAAGTCATCGACTCCATCAAAGATTAATGGTTCTTTATTCTCTAATTTTTTCTTTGGTCTATTTAAGAACTTATAAGTTTTATCTCCAAGATAAGTTAAGACACGACCGATAAACAGTCCTATAATGAATGCTAAAAAGTTTCCTATTGTCATAATCCAACGTAAAATGTGTAACAATTTCTAAATTCTTTTTTTACTAATTCTATTGTATCTTCATTGTACCAATTAGGTACATTGTTTACAATAGCAAACATCTTTTCCCCTCCCATGTAATATTTATTTAAGAACTCTCCTGTTGTACATCTATATATATCGCAATTAGGAGCTTTAAACATTTCTTTCCCATCTATTTCTATAGGAGATATAGCTATATATCTTTTATGTTTGGTGAAAAAATAACATTGAGGGTTATAGGCTGCACCAAAATCGAATACAATATGGTTCTTTGGTATTATCTTTGATAGATAATAATATGGTTCTAAAAAACCAATAAAACTATTATCTATACCACAACATTCTTGTCTGAATACTCTATCTTTTTCTTCTTTGGGAATTAAGGATAAAGTATAGTTTATTAATTCTTGTTCCGTCATTTCTTCTCCTTCCTTTTTTTTACATTCTTCTTCATATAAGCGTTCCCATTTTTCAGCTTCTTTCTTATATGATTGCAAACTCATAACAGTTGGTATTAGAAGAGTTAATAAAAAACCTATAATAAATAAGCAAATGCTTAATGTTGTTTCCATATTATAATGATTTTAGAAGTTCCTCTTTTGTAGAAAACAAATGCTTTTCAGATAACCATATTTCATCAAACATATATTGGACATACTTGTGATATACGTCTATGTTTATATTTTCAACTTTCTTTAATACACAGATATTGTCATACATAAACCAAACCATATCTCCAATATCATATTTTGTACTTATTGTCATAAAGCTACATTTTTAACTGATTAATAATATCTTTTATTTCTTCCGAATTGATATGACCTCTCCCTTTTGGTTGAAGGAGCATATCTGCAAACAAGTCGGCTACAACGTTATTGATAAATTCTTGAAGTAAATGCTTGGCTAAATAATCATCATCGGTGATTTTTTCTATGTGTGAGATTATCTTGGCAAGCATTTCATTGTTTTCTTTCGTTAGCCGAAGAAGCTCATTTATCTGTTCATCACTCATGGCATTAATTCAGATAATTGTTCGTTGGTAAATTTGATAATTTCGGTTTCATATAGATCATAACCGGAATCATAAACTTTAACATTAATGAAATTTGGGTAAAAAACTATTCGTACAAGACTTGCATATTCGCCAAAAGAAGATTTAGCCTTTACTTCACTTTTAATATTATTCCAAATATAATCTTCAATGTCTAGTAGTCTTTCCTGTAAAACATGAGCTTCATTTGCCAAAAGCTTTATTTCTTTCTCTTTCATAATCCTTAATTTATTCGTACATATTTCCCTGCAATATTACAAGTTCTTAATATTTCGGCATTATCTTCACCGAAAGCTATTAGGATACTGCCGCAACCGGGCGAATCTCCACGAGTTCCATCCGGTCGGTAGAAACGTATTCGGTTACGTAGAAATTTCATAGCCGTCGCTTTCTCAAATATAATGTCCTGAAACATCTTTGAATCACAACGATTAAAGAGTAATGCAATTCCGTTTCCATGCTCCGCCATCCGTTTTATAAACTGTTCAATAAGCGGACGGGAATAAGGAGGATTTAGCCAAACACGACCTACCCAATCTTTAGTTAATCCGTCATGGTTCTTGTTGTACATTTGTGTAGCTGTTTGCCAAAGCGGTTTAACCGGAGCGCATGGATCTAAATCGAACTTTCCCAATGCGTCTATAATTTCTTTTGGCGTGTACCATTCATCAGTGGTATTAGCCGATTTTTCAAAGGTTGTATTCATTGCTATTTACCTCCAATTATTTTATAATCGCAAACATCATCTTTCAATATTAACCCATTGCTTTGAACGGTAGAATACAAATGGATTATAACCTGCGTATCATCTCTGTTGTCGATATAAACTTCTTGCCAAAGCTTTGCTATTTGTTTCATTGTTTTTTCCAGCTTGTCTTTGCCTATATCTCCATATCCGATCCATTGTTTTTGTTCTAACAAAGAGATATGTTCGTCTTTCGCCCAATGATAAGCAGATGCTTCTAATATATAAATATTTTTATTTTCCATATTTTTCTTTAATTTGCTCCAAAGTTATTCTCATACCTTCTTGTAATCCTTTTGAATAGGCATCTTGTCTTTCTCCAAAATTCCAAAGTATATATGTAACAAGAAGTAGAATCATACATACCACTCTATGCCACATTGGTAGTTTGATACTAAATGGAGATAAATTTATCTCCATGTGTCCAACAAATGCAGCAACAATTACAAAGGCTACAATCATTATTATCAAATCTTTCATGGTTTCATTCAATTAAATTACTTGCTAAATAATCATCTTCTGACATTTCAAAGATACCTGTAATTATCACATTATCACATTTTTTTGTCCTTTCTATATAGTGTTCAACTTCCCGTATAGACAGATCGCCTGTAACAGTGAATAGTTGTCTCCCATACACATATATTCCATATTTCACAGCCATGTAAGGGAATAAGAAGTATCTAGTTTTGTTTATTTCCATCTCCTATATATATTAATTGTTTTCCCCATAATTTGATTGTTTGCACCTTACCTTTTTTTATAAGATCATAAACCCATCTACGCTTAATCCCTTTCAAAAATGCGTATGTGTCAATAGTAACCCATTTATCAGTATCTATCATCATAAGTTTTTTCTCCTTAAATATTCGCAAATTAAAGTTGCATCTACTTTGTTATCATCAATATTATCACATCTATCGGTTCGCCTAAAATCCAATTCAGGGAAAAGACGTTTTGCGGCATTGATTGATGTTGCTTTAGTATTCACTTCTTTCTTGTTAATCTCTTTATTTTTGATTTTTACTTTCTTATATGTTACCACCATATCACCGTTTTGCCATATATCGCTTTGCCATGTTTTAGGAGCAATAAGATGATAAGGTATTTTATGAGCTATAAGCAAGGCTTGTAATTTCCCATATACTTCTCCAAAAGAGAATGTAGCTTTTGCACTACTACCAAATATAGCATGAACACATTCAAGTCCTGCTACTATGTTTGGATATTTAGACTTTAGATATTCAAGCATATCTGATATTTGGTAAAAGTCATTATCCTTTAAACTCATGTGAGTCCATTCTCCATTTACTTGTATCGCAAGATAACCCAAAGCACCGGGGTCTATCCCTATGTAACATTTATTTTCCATATCCCATCATTCTTTTAGCTTGTTCATAATATTCTTCTTCGTTTGAAGATGCAAATTCTCCTGAATATCCTAATCTCCTTATTTCATTAATCCAATCATCCTTTGTGAATGATTCTGCAACATCGACATTACATTCTTTTAAAGCCATTTTAATAATATGACTATCTTCATATAACTCATGCTCTAATGTGTAGAAAAATACACGCATCGCAATATATTGACCATAAGTATATAGGATTTTCTTTATCAATTCCGATTTAATTAGTTCATTTTCCATACCATATATCTTTTAAAGTTTGAAGTTCATTTGATACTTTCATATATTTAGAAAGTAAATCATCATAAGCTAATTTTAATCTTTTCCCTCTTAACCCTGAACCACTAAGGTTTTCAGCGGCAGGTTTTAGACCTATTTGTTCATAATAAGCCATCATATATTCCTTTCTTTCATCTTTAGGTATATCCTTTAAATGGACTTGCATAATTTGAGGTCTTTTTGCCTTTTTTAATTGATAATTTAACTCTGCTATTTCAGATTGGAGCATTCCTATTTCAACCTTTGCAGCTTTATAATCTCTTAAAAGATACTTAAATAAAACCTCAATAGGTAAATCTTCTAAATCAATTTTATTATCATTCTTCATTTTTCTTTTTATCCATTATTTGCCATAATAAATTAACAGGTAATATATCCTTATTATACCCATTTTTTATTAATTCCATATTCTTTGCTAAATCCCTAGAATCAATAGGGAAATAATAGTATATAGAATTTTTATTCTCCGCTTCTATCGTCATATCTATTAAAGATTGTAGATAGTCTCTAAGTTTAAAGTAATTAGGATTTGCCATACTTGTACAACTATTATATTACTTCATAATCTCTAATTATAAACTCCCAACTTTTAAAATCTAGTTCTCTTGCTGTCATCATAGCTTTTTCTTTTGAGCTGAACACGCCAATAACAACTCTTCTTTCAACATTAGGGAAAGAAGAATTTTCAAACTTATACAATATCCAAACTTTATTCATAACCAAATCCTCACTTTCTTAACTCCATAACTTGTGAAAATATCAACTCCCATAATTTCGTTTCTTCTAAAATTTGATAGAATATTATGAATACCATATTTTTTGTTAGCTTCATCCCATATACGTTTAGGTATCTTTAATAAATAAGGAGGATTAATCCCTATTTCCTTATAATAATTACATAGAAAATCAAGAGTTTTTAATAGTCCTTTGTAATTTACTTCTTTTATAAAATCCATTTAGAATTCCTCCTTTTTTAGTTCTACAGTGATACCGCTATCTGCAAATATAGCTCTAAATCCTGTCTCTTCAAATATTCTCTCACCAAACTTTTTTTCATCGCTATTTTGATTACTTAGATGAAGCCCTATGACTGTCTTTAAATTACGAGACTTATGTCTTTTAATAACTTCGATAGCCTGATCTAATGATAAGTGATTTTCAGATGCACTAGACGACCATTCATCATGTATCGCATTATTTACAATCACATCATTACTGTAATTAGTTTCAATCATTAAAACATTTACATCTTTCACCTTATATTTAAAATAAGAACAATCAGTTATAAACAAGACTCTCATTCCATCAGGGCAATCTATTATATATGAATAACATTGTGCATTATGAGGAACTTCTAAGCATTGGATATAAAAATTGCCAATATGATATTTCTTTTTAGGAAATATTGAAATAACTCCTTCATATTTATTTGCAACTTCTGAATTGCTATATACCGGAATAGTTCTTAATAAAAATTCCGGTATATATTTAGCATGGTCAATGTGCAAATGGGAAACAATGCATCCAACAATATTCCTAAATTTATAGGAAATATTCTTATTTATAGGTCTAAATGGGATTCCTGCTTCAATTAAAAGGATTTCGTTATTACATTCAAGGATATACGCATTTCCTTTACTACTGCTCCCCGCTATCCTTAGAATTGTCATAATCCTCTTTCATTAAATAAAATAATTCTTCAAATATATTATAGTCCAACAAACGTGGGTCACATATTCCCATAATACTTTTGATTCTATATATTAAGCTTCCTACTAAATCGTCATCTGTTAAAACTTGGAAAGGCTCTTGAAGATGATTGTCTAACTCATCGAGAATATCATCAATCGTATCAATGGTGAATTGTCTATATTTCCCCATATCATAATATAGTTTTAATTCTATATCCTCTACTTTACTTAATAATTCCCTCACTGTCATATATTACTGAAAATTTATCTTTTAATAATTCAGGTGTCCATTCAGGATAATCTTCTTTATCGAAATAATCATACCTATATGGGTAATTTATCCAATTGTCAACTCCTGCATTTTCTAATGCATCTAATTCTCTTTCTGCGTTTAATAACGAAAGTAGTTTTTCTTCTGATATTATATAATGTATTTTCATATTATTCTTCTTTTAATCCAAAATCACTCCAATCTACGTCTCTATTTCTCAATGTTTCCACTAATTCATCATCATCCATCCATGCTAAAGCTATATCGCAGAATTTAGCCTTTTCCCCGTATGAAAGATTATCAAATAATTCTTCCATATCAATTTGTATTTCATGTTTTACTATCATTTTTATCCTTTTAAGTGATTATTTCAATTTAAAAAGTCCCATCCGAATAGGTATTACTACCTAAACAAAATGGGACTAAGTTGATTTATTTACAAAATATCTGTTCCGTCATCTATCCAATCAGGATACATTTCTTCCCATGAAGAATCTATTTCATCTTCATCATCCATGATTAAAACGGACGTTCTTTAATTTGTTCTTTCTTTTCCTCTTTGGTTGTTACCGAGTCACCTGCATTTGCACCATTAAGCTCTTCTTTGTTACCCAATGTGGACGCATCTACAGTTTCCGTTACTTCTTCATATTCTACAACCTCACCTACTTGTTCAGTGCTTAGTTGCTTCAAATTACTATTTGTTTGTTCCTCATTATCATCGTCGTCAAAAGCTTTTAATTCAGGAGTGGAATTTATAATCATTGTGCATCCTGAATTTACAAGTGTCTTTTGCAGCATTTTCTCATCAAACTGTTTATGCGTTGCTTGCTCCCTAGATGAACTTTTAGACCATGCAGCCAATATTTGTTTACGAGTCATTTCATAAAGATACATTTCTCCATCTTTAGATGGCAAATATATATATCCTCCTATAAAATCTTTATCTAGGTTTTCTAATTTTTGTACATGTTTCAACAGTTTCTTCTTACCTGTCTTAGGGTCAACTTCTGTTACATATTCATCTCCTTCTCTAATAGAGTGCGGCATTGGCTCCCAATCAGGGAATATGCGTTTTACCATAAGCACATTCCCGAAATATCCGGGGTCTATACAAAGTTCTGTTCCACGAACTACAGCGTAAGCCTGATTATAAGCTAAATTCAATCCTTTTGTAGCCATTTTAAAAAGTGCTGAACTAATGCTTGCAGGATCACAAACCTCTAATGCCGGACGCTTATCCTTATCTTTCAACTCTTGTAACTTTAGAACGCTCATCTTGATAGCATTCACATAGTTATAATCTTTAGGGAAATTGAAATTAGCTTGGGCTAATTCATTCAATCTTCCAATTACTTGGTCGCCAATGTTATTTCTTAAAGCGACATTTTTTTTCTCTTCTGCCATTATTTATATTTATTATTGATTAATTTTCTAATGAAATCTACACCCTTTTGATAAACTAAAGTCTTGAAATTAATACATTCTTCATAGTTTTTAGTGTATTTCTGTTCTATTACTCTGAAATATCCTAAATCTTGATAACGCTGATACGGAATGTTATTATTCATAAGTACTTTTTCTTGTCGAAGAAATTCAAATAGGTTATTTCTTCCCATTCCTTTTATTCCAAGAACTTTAGCAACTTCTAGCATAGGAACAGCGTCTTTACTATCTGCAACTGCATCGAAAAATTCAGCTTTAGGAGTTTGTTCTGCAATCAATGCTTGTTGCTTCTCTATCTGTTCAGCTTGTTTAGCTGCTAATAAAAGAGCTTCTGAATATGTCTTAGGTATATAGTTTTGAGCTTTCTTTTCACATTCCAAGAAATAGTCTCTAATTTTATTCCCCTTCTCTGTCTTAGACATCATTGCTATTTTCTTTGCAAATGATACAACTAAAGCATAATCAGATACTTTGTTACCCTCGACATCAATGTCGAACCCTACCCAATCTTCGTTTTCGACAGCAAATGGATTGTCTAAAATATTAGATTTAGCCCATCTTGAAAATTGTCCATCAGCAAGTTCTAAGCTTTTATACAATTCTCGTGCAGAAACAACCTGTTTTCCACTCTTTTCTGTAATTTTGATTAATTCATTCATATCACCAACATTATTTGTGAGCCAACAATAAGGAAGAAAGGGAAACCTGTTGGCATAGCTTTTCATCAAAGGAGCTACCTTTAACTATCCCTTTCATTCCACAAATATAGAGATATTATTTGTTATATCCAATAACCTCTACGTCAATACCACCTTCTTTAAACTTTTGTAACGTTTCGCCAATTCAGAACGGCAAATCATCTGTATTATCCGCAGAAGAAGATGTTTGAGTCTGTGTTGGTTGCGATGGCTGTGGTGTTGGGGCAGGAGGTGCTTGCTTAGCTACCTGCCCCTCACTCTTCTTCTTAACACTCCATGCTTTTATAGATGTATACCAACGTCCCTTAAATTCTCTGGATTCAAGATTTACTCCAATACTAACAACATCTCCGATTCTAATGTTCGCTTCTTTAATCTTGTCTGCTCCCCAAATAGTGAAACAAATATTTTTAGGATAGTTATCGTCTGTCTTTAATACAAAATCTTGGCTAACCCATTCACCTCTCTGTCCCACACCTCTAGTTTCGGGGAGTATTGCAGTAATTTGACCTTCAATATATATTGCTTCCATTATTATTTACTATTATATGGATAAACGTCCATTATTTTACTATCAGATACACTTTCAATTCTATAATCAGCCATTGTACCTTTCATGTGTTCGTCTAAGTTTTTTACAGCTTGTCTTAAATCTGCTGCTTGTACAAGCATATTGGTTGTCGTAGTCTTTTCAGCCCCAGTCTTTTCGTCTAAGGTGATATACCCAAGTTTACACTTGAACCAAGTATCATCAGCTTCATTATCGCTTGGGACTACTTCTGCGTATTTTGTATCTACCACAGCTTTTATCGAAAAATCGCCACTGATAAAGGGAGACATCTCTTCTATTAGTCTAGCTTCTGCTTCTGTCACAGATAAGGCATCAATTAGATATTTTTCTGTAACTTTTTTTTCTTTCCCGTTCTCCATTACTTTTTCGTATTTCAGAGAACCTAAAAACCATTTTTCCATGATAATGTTTTAAAATGTGAATATATAAAACTAACAATCGCAATTTTTATTATCTACTTCTTCTTCATCTTCATTGAATAAGCCGTTAAAGGTTTCATCATATTCCTTAATAGCAGCCAATACATTCCTTTGAAACTCAAAGAACTTTCTATGATTCATAGAACATTGTGAACCCATCGTTAATGTAGCTATATAAGACAAAGCATGTCCTAGATCGTCATCATTATGTGATTGTTTTACAAATAATTCCGTAATATCATCTATATTGGAAATTACTGCTGAAAGATGATCTTCATTTGTTTTAATTAAGATTAAAGCAGGGGTATCATTTTCTTCTATAAATTTAGAAAGACTTTCAAATTTCTTTATTAATTCTTTTTCTTTATTTTCCATGTTGTTATTTTTTTAACGCATCATCTATTGACACTCTGTTTTTTTTAACTTTTGTATATTCAGTGCTTCTTATTATATTCCCACACCAAGTATTAGTACTTTGTCCTAACATTTCAAGCTCTTTATTTTTTTTCTTGGAAGCTTTAGGAAGCAAGCCGTATACATAACCATACTGATTAGGTTTTTTCTCAACAGCTTTCAATGTCAGTATATATTCCCCTTTCCTGTTCCTATATATTGTATTAAATCTTAGTGGGATAAAAATACCTTTTTCCTCCACCCCACCCACCTCATCATTAGTTATGATAACCCCATTCAGTTCAGATAGGGTTACATTTACACTTAAATTGTTATTCATTTTTCTATTTATATTTTTTTAAAGATACGTTCATACCACGGAAGATTATTGAAATGAATGTATTTAATATATAATTCTTCATATATTTTTTTCTTTGCTTCTAGTTCTTCTAGTTCTTCTTTAATTTTTTTCATTATATTATCTGAATCTTCAATCAAGATATTAAAACAATAACCATTAATATCAATTCTAGAAATAACCCCCTTATTGCTATTCAGAGCAACCGTGATAGCAGCTAGATCTTCTCCACTAATTAAATAATCTCCTTTTAAATTATATTTATCAGGAAATTCACCATTTATAACTTCAACCCCGTTAACTTTGTAACTAAGTTCGCTACCATTAAAATAAACACGACTTAAATTTTCATTCATAACTTAATATTTCTATGTTATTCAACTCTTAATTCATTATCACTATCATTTACTATTAATTCGATTAATTGATGGCAAGTTTTTATTTCATTGCTAGAATCTATTAGATTCATATCATCAACAAACAGAGGCAAACTTACATTGAAGAAATCTGCAAAAGCATTTGCAATATCAATACCAATAAGTATTCTTTCTGCACCATTTGATGTAGCAGCAATTGCTCCATCTATTCCAGTAATCACGCAATCAGGAATCCAAACACCGGATTTATCCTGCGACATCATGGTAATATTGCACCGTTTGAAGAATTTATTTACTCTATCAGAAATAATCTTAGCTCTTTCTTCTTCGTATGTTTTAATTTGATTATCTAACTTTTCTTGTTCTGCTAAAGCATTGGCAGTATCTTTCAGTTGTTTCTTAAATTCTTCTATTTTTTTCTCTTGTTTTTTGCGCTCATCAATAAGTCCCATTTTTTTGCTTTCCTCTTCAATATTCGACATCAAAGCCTTTTTCATGGAAAGTAAACCTGAATTATCTTGTTCAGGAATAGTTGTTATTGTCTTTTTCTTTTCTTCCAATAAGCTAACTAATGATTTATATTTTTCAGTTTGCTCAAATGGGATAACATTTTGTTGAACTTCATCATATTCTTTTTGTAAAGTAGATAGATCTTTCTTCGCCAAAAGAGTAGTCGGAATATCAGCAAGATTCTCTTCACATTCTGCAATTATTTTAGTTATATCATCAATTCTTGCTTTTACATTCAGCCCTTCTTTTATTATATTTTCTTTTTCTATTTCTACTTGTTTATAAAACTCTTTTTTTAATAATTCTAATTTGTCATAAGGAAGAGTTTGTCCACAATAAGAACATTTATCTGCTGAAAATTCCTTTTCCAAACATTCATCCAATTTAGTTAATAGATTATTTCTTCTTCCATTTAGAATTCCTAAATCTATATTTAATGATTTTATTTTATCAGATAGAACTCTTCTTTTTCTTCGGTTTTCTTCGTTTTTATTATCTATATTTTTATTCTCTTCTGTTACAGAGCATATTTTAGAAAGAATAGAAGCTGAAATCTTATTCTGTTCTTCATCGTATTTTTCTTTTTCAGTTCTAATATTCCGTTCCCAATCAGATATTTCTTGCAAATCTTTATTTCTCTTTTCTATTAGAGGTTTAATAGATTCAGCACTTCCTTGTAATTCTTTATCTATATCCGAAATTTGATTTTTATAATCTTCTATGACTTTTTTAGCACTTTCCGCCTCTTCTACATTTGGCAGATTTTCCTCCAAAGTTTTTATCGTAAGAGGAAGAGATTTAAGAGAGTCTTTTAGAGGTTTAATATCTGACGAAATTCGGGCTTTTAATTCAGAGAGTGAATACTTCTCTAGTTGCTCTAATAATTCCTTGTAATTACCCGTTAAGTCGTTGTCTGTTATTTCACCTGCCATTACAGCAAGATATTTACGTTGTTCTTTCCAATCTAAATATAAAAAGTAATTAATATCCAAAATAGAGCGAAGAACTTCCAAATCACAAAATAAATCTGCAACCTTTTCTTTATATTTTCCGGCACTTAATTCTACTCCATCAATAAAGAACTTATAATCATCTGTTCCTTTCCTCTCATAAGTATTACTACCTCTTCTTCTAATCCATCCAACCTCTGCTGTTTTTTTCAATGAATATTCATATCCATTTGCCTCGATGATAGCCTCAACGACAGCAGCAGGAGAATCTTCTGGTGTATATGTTTTAGTATTGTCGAACAAATTATAGTTCATTCTATTTTCCCCATCATATCCTGTAATAAGCCATAGGAATGCATGACGGAGAGAGGACTTTCCTGCTTTATTTTGACCATATACTTTAGTAATATCTTCATTAAAAGATATTTCCTTGTTTTGTTTTCTCCAATTTTGAAGAATAAGTTTTTTTAAAATTACTTTTTTCATAAACTATTTTTATATTAATGGAACAAATCTCCTATCTTGTGTCATATTCCCTAAAGAATGTATTTCTCTTAGAAAACCAAGTTTTTCCATGAATTCTATACAACACATCACTTCCCAACTATCACTACACACTTCATTTAATACTTCTCCTATTGTAAATGTACCTTTTTTTAATACATGTGGCAATAACAATAGTATATAATTTGCAATATTTGCTAGTATTGTCACCTTCAAACATTTCAGCTTTCATCTTTTCATAATCATACATATCATTCCTCCCATTCTACTCTAACCGTAGCTTTGTATGTAACACCTTTTTCATTGACTTTCAGACGCATGGCTTCTTCTTTTGATTTGTGAACCGCTCCAATACATCTTTCCATCAATGCTTCATATATATTTATCCATCCTTCTTTCTTTTCTCCCACCATGCATAAATCTTTTGGATGGTCTTTTTCTCCATCAAAAAAATTTCCCTCTTTATTATAAAGGGCAGGATATTCACCGCTATTGTCAGAGTCTTTAATTAGGACAACAAGAGGAAATCTTTTGTTATCTGCGTCAAAACATACAATTCTAGCTCTAAATCCTTCTCTTGTGCATAGAGGCGCACCTGCTTTTGCTTTTTCTAAATCAAATGGTTTCATAATTTTGTATTTTATATTAGTTCAACTGCTTTCTGTATTCCAGCTTCCAATGCTTCTTCATAGGTATCCCACTGACCACCATCGTTAGGACCGTCGAATATTCCATCGGTTATATGAGTGCCATTGTCAGCTTTGCATATATCATATCCATAACCGCAAGCGTTTCTAATGATGGAAATATGTAGGTTCTTGGTTTCACGTAGCCATTTTTGAGAGATGGACTGTGTTGGGAAATGATAATAGTTAAAGCCTTTTTGCAATAACATATTCAAAGTGTCTATCGTTATAAATTTATCTTCCATATTATTCCTCCTTGATTAAATCTGGGTTATCGTAGATGTTGCCTAATATTTTAACATCACTTTCTGTATCTGTATTCAAATCACTAATTGCATAAAAACCAGCATTTTCAGAATCATTTTCTGTAACATTGAAAATAAACCCACCTTGATGCCATTCTATACAACCTTTCAAATAATATTCTCGTTCATAGGAAAAGAATAACCATTCAACAATATCTCCTTCATAGATTTCCTTACCGTTCTTGTCGAATAAACCAGAGAACTGACCTACGGTTTCTTCTTTAACACCAATACCATTGATTTGTATTGGAGAAATTGTTTTTGGGCTATCAATTCTATGGACTAAATCACCATAAATCCATTCGTCATTTAAGACTGACTTTCCTCTAAATTTTATTAAACGATTCATATTTCCTCCTTTTCTTTAAAGTGTTCGATTAGCTCTTCTACGGTAGCCTTGTGGTAACTTCCTGAAATAATAGTGGCATGATTCCAATTTTCATCCCAAAAGAACATACTGCCTTTGGGTTCTGTGAAATAATGGTCATTACCCACAATATCATCATAAGAAACGCTAAGCGGTGAATCTGCTACAAACCATTGATTTTCGTTTGTATCATCCCTCAATGCGGCTATTGCCAAGAAAAGATTCTCGTTAGTTCCGCAATCAATAGAACGAGATAGTTCTTCCAAATACCCTAAAGGTCTGTTTAAGTAATATTCTCTATTTACAAATAGATAATTCCCTCTATCATCGTCAATACATTCAGGATGCAAATAATATCCCAACTCCTCCAACTTCTTTCGAAGCTCCGGGGTATTTTTTCGTATAAACACTGCTGTTGTAAATCCCATAGTTAGTCCTCCTTCCTATATCTTTTTATCATATTTGGTTATCTCCTTATACAAATCCCATAATTCCTGTTCAGTATAATCTTCACAAGCAATATCAAGCCTCCACGTCCATCTATCATCAAATCCACCTGTATAATATCCAAGTCCCATTCTACTTATTTTAGTAAGTAGTTTTAAAGGTGGAGTAGTACCACCCAATAAGTTACATAAATCTTCTTTATTTAGTTCTACTACCATAATTATTTCCTGTGAATTTTCTTATTTTTATTGAATTAATCTTCTTCCTGCAAATATAATTTCATGCCTTTTTTAGTAAGTCCTAGCACATGGGTATCATCAGCCCATTCATTAGCAATTCGCATAGATTCAGCAGGACAACCATTATCAAGTACTACCTCATATTCTCCATCGGCATGCATCGTCATATCTCCATATCCCGCCACAAGTTTTTTATTAAAAGCCATCAAATCACCGTAATTATTAGCAAAGTAAATTCCTGCTTTTTCACAGTCTTTATACGCCTTTTTTAGTCTATTAAAAGCTCTTTGTTGTTCAGGCGTTAGTTCGCATACTGCATATAAATCTCCTTCCATATTAATTCATTCTTTTTTTGTTATACGTTTATTTTGCACGGGAAATACTCCCCAATTTTCCGCCTTCTTCCATCCATGTTTTATAGCATTTATCACAAAGAGAGTTACCATATCCTGAAACATAGCGTTCGCTCCCTTTGGGTATTGATTCAGCGCATATAAAACATTTTGTATCTTTTCGGGCTACTTTCTTTGAGAAAGCATCTTCGTCTCGTCTTTTTGCATGATAAGCCATATTTATTCCTTTCTTAATTGTTATACATTAAACAATTTTTTCTGTTGGAGCATACTTTTTATACTCTAATTCAGCTAATTCCATAACTTGGCTTCTTGAAAGGTATCTTAAAATATCATCCATATCTGTGTGTACACGATATTGCCATTCATATCCTTCTATATCTTGCCATTTTCGTTTGCCCTTTTCTCGTTGCATTAACTTAAAATTATAGCGAGCAGAGGAAAACGTATCAATATGTAATGTGCAGGTGAGTTTTAAATCTCTTTCTTCCTGCGAAAATATCATTTCAGTCATTTCATTCTTAATTTGATTGTTTTATGCCTTATTTTATTGTTTCAGCAGCTTGTTGATAAGCATCCCATTTAATACCTTTTTCGGTGCGCATTTTAATAGCATCTTCCCGACTACTATAATTGAGAAGCCATGTATTTCGACCTTCGTGATTAACTGGAAGTTGGCGTATCAAATCTTCTGCAAAATTAATACGGTCATATCCACTTTGTTTCTCTGCATCTGTTAGATGTATTACTTTCATTACATGATTTTCCATAATATTCCTTTCCTGTCTATTTTACGTTAATCGTCAAAAGATAAATCCATATATGCAACCTGCGCAAGTTCTTCCATCGCATCGCAAAAATCTTCGTTATGGCAGGTTTCAAGTTTCTGTCTTACAATATTGCAAGCAGCTTGAAAACCTGCCATGTAATCTACTTGTGGAATAGTTCTACTAGAATATTCCTCTGCCATTTTAATTACTTCTTTCTTATTCATATCTAATCTTGTTATTTGGTTCTACTTCTTTACCAATTCAACTTCTGTCGGCTCTTCATCTTCCCATTTTACTTCGGGAAATAGGGAAGGATCAAGCTTTATCCAATTACGGGAATAATCTTCCGATAGCCAAGTATTCAATCCATCATCCTTTACGGGTCGTGTTAGAAAAAGGTACAAATCACCGTCTTTATCTCTTGCTATATACATATTAGTCTCCTTTCTCCTTAATCCGTTCTAGTACATCTCTGTTAGATTCCAGTATTTCATCGAAGGAAGGAATTGGCATCCAATAGATTACATCATCTCTATGATAACTCTCACTTGCAGCGCAGTCATACCAAAAGTGATATTCCATATCTTCGTTGTAATCTTCATCATAATGCGCTATTCTTATTGTTCCATCTACAAGCATTACTATTTTTTCGCTTGTATCTTCTGGCAACCGCTCCTTAGTTTTTATCCACGGGGATTGCTTTGCATGCCATTCTGCACCTTTTCGAAACATATTGAGCATTGCATTTCTGTCATATACCAATTCCTCAAATGATAAACTTCTTGACGTACAAGCATAGCTTGAAAACAATTCTTTGCTTGCAGCTTCTTCTAATGTCTGTTTCATAATTATCTTTATTTGAAAGATTATAAACTACCAAATCTAAACGAATAAAAACCGCTTCCATCTTCCAAGGGAAAGAATCCGAGTGTTCTCAACATTTCTAAATCTTCTTCTAAAACCTTTTCAGGGGAAATATCGACAAATAATTCATCGTGATTACAAGAAGTCGGATAATCAGGATTTCCATACTTTAGAAATATCTGCAATGCTTTTATTAAATCTTCCATATTTTATTCTGTTTTACGGTTTTCTCTTAATTCCTCTTCACTGACGGTCTTATTAGAAAGGACGCTAAGATTAGAAACTGTATTGGGTTTACAATACAAACACATTTGAGTAAAAGGTGAATATACTCTCCCACATTTCGGGCAAATCCATCCCTGCTGCCCGAACATTCCGTTATACGGATTTAATGCGCTTGATTCTTTTTTGGGAATACAACTTTGATTTATGCTTTCCATATTTTGATATTTTAGTTATTTCTTATGATTCAGTCGTTTAATAGCGTCCTTCTTGGAGTATGCCATAACTTTTTCTCCTTTTATCATAAACTCTCTCAACTCTTTAACTGATGAATTAACTTTATAGTCAGGATTAAAAGCCATTCTTTCTTTACGATTCATGGAGTATGGATCATAACTTTGTGCTGCTGCGTACATCGCTGCTGTTGCCAGTAACATTTGCTTTATCTTACTCATAGTGATAGTTTTTTAATGTCATCCACTGATAGTTTATCCTTTCCTTTGGTATATTCAAAGAATGCCACTACAGAACATACACGTTCAGGAAGATCATAATCACCTGTTTCAGGTAATGTCACCAAGATAGAAAGTCCTGTACCATTGATATACTCACAAGATACAAAATCATCAAAATCAATATACCTTTGTGCCTCTACAGCTAGAAGGTCGCAGTAGTGTAGATATGTATTGTAGCCTCCAATAGCATCATTTATTAATTTATCTATATTCATTTTATTCTTGTTTAATGTATTTATAAATTAGAATAGTATCAGTAACAATCTTATGTTCTACACTAATATTAATCTGTTCTGTATTATTTCTTTCTTTACAATACTTGCAATTACCCTTATGTGCTATACTTATTACTTTTCTTCCAGCCACACGTTTCGGATTTGAAGCCATAATATACTCACATGAATCAATTTCAATCACATCATATTCAAGAGTTGAATATTTCTCTGTTCTTGCTGTTTCTCCGCATGACATTAATAATAAAGCCATGAGTGCTAAAAATAAGTAGTAAATGTTACTTTTCATATTTCTCTGTTCTTTTTAATAATTCTTCAAGAAAATCCGCTGCTGCTGTACTATATAAACAAAAGTCTTTTGCTTCTTCTACAGATAATTCTTTTGATATTTTAAAAATAGAGCCACCATACTCGAACTTAACAAAATCTTTGTTTATATCAATCCATTTAATTGGACATAATTCAAGTGCTCTACTTACTAAGTTTACTATTTCTACTGTTGTTTTCATAATTGTATATTTAATTCTTTCCCATTAATTGCATAATATAAATTTTGAAGTTGATGAACGTTTTTAATAGAAACATATCTCCAAGTATTTAATACCATTCTAAAATCACCATCTAAAAAATGTACGATACGATACCTGTCCCCATTCCCATTTTCAGGAGAAATAAGACCACATACTTTATTATCGGTATTTATATATTCAAATCCACAATTCAGGAGTATTTCTTCTGTCAGAGGAATTCCTTCAACTTTATCTTCTTCCTCTTCTCTAAAAATACCATCTCCCATTTCTACTGTTATATTGTAATCATCATTAGCATATTCATTACAAAAGTTTTTGTCCATTATAAATGCCACTTTCCCAATTCCTTCGTCTATTTTAACGTAATTACCAATTCTTAATTCTTCTGCTTTCATGATTATTTATATTTTTTAGAAAGTTTGATAACAAAATCAATAACATCAAATCCTATAAAAAAAGGCATACATATAGATAAAAGATCCACATTCTCGTTTACACATTGATGGTTAATGCTTTCAGCTATTAATATAGCTGATAATAATATTACTGTTCGCATAATTATTCTACAATTAAAAGTCCATTATCCCAATAATTACCTATACTATACCATTCTCCATCTATAGTACGAACAAAGATGGATTCGCTTATTATCCCTTCATCTTCCCGTTCATAACTGTTTCCAATTATAAAATAGTCCGTTTCTCTTGCAAATATCCAATAATAACTATTTTGTGCCTTTCTCCATTGTGCACGCAAATAAAGAGATGCTTTTTCAAATGGGATAATAGATATTATTTTGACTTTATACTTTCGAGATTCATGTATTTTACCATCGTCATAACAATCGTAAAACTTTCCTATTTCAGGTAATTTTCTCATTCTTTCTCTTTTATTTCTAAACCTTCAAGAAGTTCAGCTATATTGGTTAAAGACTGAAACATCTCATAATATCCCAAACCGCTATGATCTCTTAAGATATTAGCAAAAATTCTATCCTGTAAAACCTGTGGATATTCATCTAACCCAAGTTCTTTAATTGCATCTTCTTTAAATTTCAGATATAATCTTTCTTTCTCTTGATTATATGCTTTTCCCATCTTATTTTTCCATTTTTTAACTTCGTTGGGAATATCATCCAACATCTTCTTTATCTCTTCTCCGGTTGCAGTAAGTTTGTATACTTGTCCTTCTAAAGTCATTTTATATGCTTTTTCTTCACTCAAAGAAGGATATTTCTTTCTATTTTCATATTTACTGTAGTCCATGTTAAATTCGTTTACACATTGGTACTATTACTTCTTCAATTTCTCTCCATAAGATAGGCTCTACATTGTAAGCCCATTCTCGTCCAGTCCAAAAAGAATGGGTATATCTACCATCTTTGAGACAGACGTTCACGGTGTTATATTTGCTAGGCTTTATCTCCCTTGCATTATTCCATCCGTCTTTTATCATTCTATTCCATGTTTTCATGCGATTTATCTTTTTCAGGGTAAGGATAATTAAATAACACTTTATTTACCTCTTTAACAACATTATTGATCTGTTTTTCAGCGATGTCTTTAGACATTGATCTTAATAAATTATCAAAATCTTCTTTAGGAACTTTCAACTCTGATAAGTCTGTAAATTTTGGATTTCGTGGAAATTCATTCATGGCTTATCTCTTTAAATATAACATTGGTTCTATCTTCTCTTTCAGAAGCATCACAACTTCCAAAAGATTCATATACAAATTTACCATTTTCTTCACAAACTTCTGCAAAAAAACAATTATCGCAACAAATACTTTCAATTTCTTCTACTTTCAAAGTAGTAAATGGAAGGTTTATTTTAGTTCCTATTGGTAATTCTTTCATGACGTTTTTGATTTATTGAATATACTTTGCGCTTTAGAAAGTGCTATCTTCTCTTCTGTACAGTCAAAGCCTGCTTTTTCAAAATTTCTTATAACAGCAGAAGCATCTTCTATTGTTTTACCAGTATTTTCAGTTATACCTTCTTTTTCTAACAATTCAGCAAATCTTAATATTGCTACTTTGCCTAGTTTATACATAGCATTGGCAAATTCTGATTTTTCTTCATTCTTAAATTCCATATTATTGTTTTTTATATCCGTTTTCTTTCATCCAAGTTAAAAAGCAATCACATATATCTTCATCAGGAAGATTATCTATTATTGTTCTAAAGTCATAACTAGCTCCACATTGTTCTTGAAATGAACGCATTATACTAGTAATATCATTAGTAACTTCAATATATTCAAAAGTATGTCTTTTTTTATTATAATAATCAGAAATAATAGAGTCAACAGTAGAACTTTTATCAACATATATATATCTTCTATTAAATAAAAAAGATATAGAAATACAATTTGTATAATCTCTATATTCTATTACCTCTTTTGCTACTTCTTGAATTGTACTTCCTGGAACAACTAAAAGAGATATTTCTCTTAATGTATGAGATAAATGTTTCATAATATTATTAGTAATTAGTTATTAAACTATCCAAGAGCTTTAAGCCTTCACGAGCAGGTAAAAGTTTGCCTAAAAAGAAATATTTCTATCTCTTTCGGCTTAAACTTTAAAAGTCTACGATTGAACTATCCTGTCGCCCATCGCCTCTTTCGCAGTCTTGAATATCAACGTAAATAATTCAAGTTCACTCTAATCGGTTTACGTCCCGAACATACAGACATCGTTTATGCCATTGTGATATGTATGTAGCCCCTTGTATCACATTTACAACTTTCTTTCCAAGCGGTCTTTACTGCAATAATTTTCGGTGTAAAAAGAAAGCCGTATTAAGAATCAACTTAATACGGCATCCTAAAAAGGAAATCCGTATTAGCGAACTGTCTATGACAGGTAGGACACACTATACGGATTTATTATTATATCCAATTTTTAAAAAAATGTTTCTATAATGTCTGCATAGGCGTCCTACTTCCTAATACATCGGCAAATATCTTCTTTATTTTTGAGATGTGCAAGAGAATATGTGTATTTAACATTTATATAACTTTTAAAAACCATGTGGTTTCCTTATAAATAACCTAAACATAACCATAAGGATAACCTTATGGTTATAAAAGGATCACATCATTGGTTGATTCAGTCTCAACAATTTCAACTAGATAATCACTCCATCCATCGTTGAATTTCACATCTCTAGTTTTATCTTCTACTTCTTCAAGTAGTTCAATTAAAGCTTCAACTGTCATATTCAATAATTATAAAGTTCAACACAATCTTCACGCTCTATGACATCTTTCACTTCATCGTCAAAAATATCTATTGTCACAGGTTTGCTTTTATCTTTAATTTCAGATAAAATATCAATTAGTTCTTGTACTGTCATAATTTATCCTCCTATTTTACATTACTGTTGAATATTTACCTTGAATAACTTTTCTTTCTTTACTTCTTGAAGAAGTAATTGATTTGCAATATTCTACATAATCCTTGAAAGCTTTCATTTCATTTTCCAATGAACTTAGTTCCAATATTGCTAATTTATTATTCAACTCTTCAAATTCTTTATTAGTTATTGTATAAAGAAAATTGTCTATTATTACTTTTTTCATTATTGTTATGTAACTAATTAAACCTCTTGTACTTTCAATATTTCATCTAGCCGAAACAAAGCTCTATCATATTCTACTTCATTGTCAAAGTAGAAATACCTTATTCCGTTCCCGTACTTCATTTCAATGCAGTATTTACCGCTTGATACACTATTACCACGTCCTTTGTATTCTTTAATACTTGCGTCTTTCAATCGTTGATTCTGTATTCTTATCCACATAATTATTATCTAATCATTATTAAGGTTAATGTCCCGTTATCTTTTGCAGAGATCATAATATCTTTATAATCCAGTTTTCTCTTGATATATTCCAGTTCATTCGATCTTATAAATCCCCCTTTAATTGTTACATGAGTGTTTTTTCCTTTTTCTTCAATGGAGAAAACATTTCTAATAACAAATTTGATAAGCTTTTCTTTCTCTTTGTCCATTTTTGTATTTATTCATAGCATTCAACAAAATAAACTTCTTTGCCATCAGGTCTGAAAATATGATCGCAGTGTCCTAAAAAGTATTTTGTCATAAGAGGACACATATCACTATCATAAAAAGAACATTTACTACAAGTAAAAGTATCTTCATCTTTATTTTCCAATACTTTAAAGGTTTTCAATCCAACTTGAATTTTTCCTCCAACAGGAATAAATTGATTTTCTTTTAGCTTTTCCATATCTCAAATATTTAATAGTTCATTTTCTTTAATTCTTAACTCCAATGTTTTAGCGTATCTCATCTTCACATCTATAAATTCAACGACATAAAGATTGTTCCCCTTGACTCCAAACATATCCTCTATAGTATGATATGCTTTGAACTGATACCTTTCATCAGGATATTTATTCCTGAAATAATTTTCTATTAAAATTCTTTTGCTCATAGCTTTATATATTTTTACTAAAATATTAGCAATCTATTTTATTATTAAACGACCATTACCCCAAATACTACCTATTCCAAACCATCCGCCATCTTTAGTCCTTGCCAACTTGATAACAGATCTTTTCCCATTCCCTTTCTCGTTACTACTTCCTATAATAATATAATCAGTTTCTTCTGCAAACAATTTACAACACCATGTCTTAACCTCTCTCCATTCAAGAAACAAGTCTTTAGGAACTTTATTAAAGGGAATTATCTTTGTTATCTTAACATCATAACGTTTATTTTCTTGTATTTTGCCCTCATCATAGCAGTCATACGTTTGTCCGATTATTGGTAATGCATCCATATTATTATGTTTCTTTTATATAAATTCTTGAATTAATATCCATGTATTCAATACTTTCATAGAACAACTAGTTTCAATAAAATAACTAATACCCTGTGGTATTTTCATAGATGATACATCAACATTTATAAATTGAAGTTTATTAGTATTAGATTCTATATAGAAAACATCTCTGTTTTTTCTATTGGTAACTAATACACGTACAATTTTATTTCGTTTATAAATGGGTGTTATAAGACATCCTTTGGGAAATATGAATTGCCAATCATCTCGCTTTTCAAATTTTATTCCTTTTACTTCAATATATTCTTTGTCCATATTTTTAAGTTATTTCATTATCTTTTTAAGTTTACGATACATTGCAGCCGCACGAACTGAATTATACTCCATTCCTGTAGCTGTCTTTTGATTCAGATTATTCAACCTTTGTGCAATATCTCCCCAAATTTCGTAGTTTCTAGGCTCTCCCTTATCTTTTATCCAATCAGTAATGAAAGCCCAAAAAAACACATTACTTTCATTAACACGTGCATTTTCTCGCCTTTTGTTTGCGGACTCATCGTGCATCTTATTTATTGAAACTATTCTATCTGTAGAGCTATTCTTTCCCCACAATTCTTTTGTTCCTCCTATTTGTTCATTACGTTTCTTCTTTGCCGCTAAAGCCGCTTTTGTACGTATGCTAACTAAGAGTGCCTCTCGTTCTGAAAGGGCAAAGAACAATGTCAAAGTAAATTTGTCACTATTAGGTAAATCGCAAAAGATGATATTTCCTTCGCCAACCTCCTCTAATATCTGTAGTGCCTCCAATGTATTACGGAAACGATCGCACTTAGCAATAATCAATTTAGCATTTTCTTTCTTTGCGTGTTCAATCGCTTTCCGTAATTCCGTACATTTAGACAATTCCGTTCCGGTATAAATTTCTTCATAGTCCGCCAACAACAAACCGTTATCTTTTTCTATGAAGTAATTTATAATGTCTTTTTGTGCCTCAAGTCCTAAACCAGATCGACCTTGTTTTTGCGTTGACACCCTACGCCAAGAAATATACTTATTCATATTACTATTTTTTAGTTAGCCCTTCAAATACAGTACATCCACCCCAAATAATCAAACATATTATAAACAACATTTTTTACTCCTTTCTTTATTTAAAGACCATTATCAATAGCCTTGTCGACACTCATAAATGAGAATATTTTTGAATTTATTTCATGTAAATTCATTCTATATTTGGCTTTTCTCATTTCGTAATAACTTTTAAAACCTTTCGTTATTTCCGGCTTATTGGCAAAATTAGTGATTTCAACCAATACATGTGTATATCCATTCTCTTTGTAATCTTTTGCTTTCATATTATCACTTTTTATTAATATGTTTATTACTTTTCTTTAATAATAACTCCCTTTGAATTTCATTCGCTGCAAGTCCTTCCAGTTCTTTTTCAAAAGATTCATTAAAAATACCTCTTTGATATTTTGACTGATTAGGAATGAAATTTATTGGATCAAACTTTTTCTTTTTCATAGTATTTCATTTAATTCTTTTATAATTTCTTCCTTTGTAGCGTAATCTCGTAAACCTAACAACTTTATCATATATCTTCGGTCTACTTGATCAGGGAACAAATATTCCGAATAAGTTTTAACTATATCCTTTAAAATGATTTCCGGCTTGTCGTAACTTTCTATCAAGCTGTCGATTAAATGCCCTTTTTCTCCTCTAGCGTCCCACTGATTTACAATTTCATTTGTAGAAAGATTTTCAAAAGTAAAATACCCTTCTTCGATTTCGTGAACATCACGTACAATCTTTCTACATAGTTCCGGGTATCCATCAATTTGAGATATTATACCGTTATTAATCATTTCTTTAAATGACTCTATTTGCTTTTCTGTATACTTTTTCATAACTCATTCCTCCATTAATTTTACTTTGAGTACTTTCAAGCCGTTTGTAAGTTGCTTTTCTATTATCTCTTTTGCTTCTTTTTCGTCATTGGCTAATACACCTATATAATAACAAATATTTCCTAGTCCGTAATATACAATATATTCTTTCATAATATTATTCTTTAACCGCTACTTTTATACCGTTATGTATTAACTTTACTAAAATACTATCTAACAATTCCCAAGAAAAACACAATATACCGTTTTTATTTAATTTAATATCTAAAATTTCCTTAGCTATAATTGCATCACTTTCATATATTTGTCCCAAATTATTCTTTTTTATAATTATTAAATAATCGGGGTGTGATTTCTTTATTCGTTTAAATATCTCTTTCATGGCTTTAATATTTTAAATTGTTTAATATAAACATTCTTCTTTCTATTCTTTTGCGTTCTTTCTCTGAATAATATACTTTGTTATTCATCACCGTACAAACGAATTCTATTCTTTTATTTATAATTGTTCTTTTTTTCATGATTACATATTTTCTTTAATAACGTTACTGCTTAAATTCCATTCATCGAATGTGTCTAGTATAATTTCCTCTGTTTTTCTTTCCGAAATTATAATACGGTCGCTATATAAACCGCTAATATCAGACCTTCCGCTACATGTAAATATTATATTTACGTTATACTCGTCTAACAAACTAGCTAATTTTGTTAGAAACTCTTTTCTTTTTTCTTCACTCATTGGTAAAATCTTTATTTTCTATCAAATTAGGTTCGTGCCTTTCCAAAAAAGATATTAATTCTTTGTAAGACGTATTATTATCTATAGTACAAGATAGCGAATAATTAAACTTACCTTTATACATTTTGGGCTTCAATTCGCCTAGATTATTAAAATACATTTGTCTAACTGATACAAATAATTTACTTTGTAAATATTTGGAAAAAGACACAATATGATCACAAATAGATACAATGTTATTATTATAAACGTTACTATAAACTAGTTCGTTATCTCTATAAATATCTAATTTAAATGCTTTCATGACTTTCTTTTTTATTTGGTTAGCAAAATATAATTCCTAATATATACAATACTAGTAGTATTCCACACGTAGCACAAAAACCTTTTATTATCTCTTTAAATTCTTTCCGTTCCATATCATTTACCGTATTTTCTTACACAATAATCAAAGGCTTCACCGCTTAAACTATTACTAAAGCCCCTTTTATCAATATAAAAACATTGAAACAAAGAAGGGTCTCCGTAATTATTGATAAGATTAAAAAATAACTTATTTTGTGCTTTCTTTGTTGCAAAACAATATTTAGAAAAGCGTTCTAAAACTATTTCGTAACAATATCCTTCTAGCTCAAAGTTTATCCATCCTTTTGTATTATGATGGAAACGTCTATTTAAAAATTGTTCTACAGTCATTTGCCTAGTTTGGTTTAACAGCCCCTTTAATGTTTTATATTTAATTGTTTTCATATTATTTATTTTTAAAGACGTTCGTAAATATTTGGATAATTTCGCTTAAAATAATCTCTATCAATCCAAAATTGCAGAAACATTTCCCTATCTGATACGTGAAAACGTTCCTTTAAATGGACTCTCATACGTTTATTTTCTTTTTCATATAATCTATAAATTATATAGCCATTTTCAAGAGCTTGTTTTAAATTTCGAGGCTTTTTCATAACTCTATTATTTTAATTCCTTATAACTATATATATTTAAAAAATAAAAGCAATTTGTATATAGCCCCTTCTTTGTCTTTTTTCTACGATAACTTTTGCTTTATCCGCTTGATGAAAGGCAAATCTATTTCGGGGTATATTACAGGTAGAAGAAGAAATACCTTTTGCGCCTATATTTATTTCACCGCAAAGTTTATTAAAACTTTCTACATTAACTAATGAGTCTATAAAAGAGTCAGACCAATATTTTTGCGATATATTAAATGTTATTTCCATGCTATAATGTATTTAGTTTAATTTCTCTTTTAACTGTATTAATCTCCACGCAATAACCGAAAACCAATTATTTTGAAAATCAACTATTTGTCTTTCCGTTCTGCAATATCCCCACGATTTGCCTATATTAATTATAGTATCAGTGCAATAAGCCACACCGAAACAAGACGGCAAACCTTTTATATATTCTTTCACTCGTTCCTGTAAACTAGGATATAACCGCTTATAATAAGCGTCGTTATATTCTCTATCAAAGCAGTCAAAGAAGTAATTAATAGCTTCTTTATCACTCATATCTAATTTTTCATCGTTATAAATGCAGTCCAAAACGTATGCAAATTGTACCCCTACATTTTTATGTTCTCTTACATTCTTTTTCATGATTTGTTTCTCCTATTTCGTTTAATTTAACCTATTCTTTCAAATCCTATATAATCTAATTTATCCCAAAGAATTTCTATATTTGCATCTATAGAAAGATCATCGTCGTAATCTATCGAAGTTATCGGAATTATTCCGGTATTACATACGTTACCGGCTATTAATTCGTTCGTGTCGTCTTTATATTCAATATAAACAGCATTTGTATTTCCTTCATTGTCTAAAAATTCTCCTAAACAATTAGATATAATGCTATTATTAAATTCTTTTGTAGTCATAACTATTTATTATTTAAAGGTAAATTTAAAAATTCTTTTTTATTCAGTCCACAAAAAGCTTTTATGTGCCTTCCAGTCGTAGCAGTCCAATTGCCCCACAGTCGTATAACATTTCCGTTTGCATCTATTTTTGCAACGTCTGTATTATAAGATTGAAGTACTTTTGTATTATCGCTATATATTTTTACTTTCGCTTTCCCGTAAAAAGACTTATGACTATCGTTGGGATATAAATCGCAAATATTTACTAATTTTTTCATGTTTATTCCTCCTTTATTTAATTATTATTGATTTGGTAGTATTATAGTCTCAACCTTGTTAAACTTTTCATCATCAACTTTAACCGCTATATATTTTTGTGCCTTAAAATCATAAAGAACTGCTATCGTATTGCAGCCAAAAGCGGTTTTATTATCATCGCACACATTTACAAATTCATAAGTTTTTTTTCCTACTTTTATAAGTACGTTTGTATGTCTGTATAACATATAAGTAACAACATACTTAAACGTCTTTTTTTCTTCTATCTTTCCCATGATTAAAAAGTATTGATTAGTATTTTATACGCATGCTTACAAATATATCACATTCGTAATATATATTTTAAAATTACGTTCAATGTGGTCTACTATTTCGTTATGGCAAAAACTACCATCAAACCACAAAAACGTACTAGAATCTAAACTAACACGTTTTTTTAATTCCGGTATATATACTAATACATTGCCGGATCTCTTAGATACTATTATTTCCATAGATTTATATTAATATTGGTAATTATATTGCAACTCTGTATTTATCGGGCTTGTAACCGTCTATATATTACAGGAATATATAGGCTACATTAACAAAAATAGCAAGCCAAATATAACAGAACTATATAAGAACTAATATTTGTTAGCTCTTATCAGATTTACCCGTTATATTGGATACTTGCTATTATTAGATGTTATTTAGATTTTAATTGTTATTGTATTGGTTTATTCACTATATTATAACTACTAGGGTCGGTCTCCTTTCGTTTCACCCGTATAACTCACTATTACGGTCTCACAACTAATACTTAGTTTGTAGGTACTGATATAACCAACGTTTGAGTAATACCTACTTAATAGTCTTATGCTTGTAAGGTTGCTACGATGCAACAAATAAGCCGCTATTTTCAACATGTGAATGAACGAAAACCAATTAACCAACAGCAGAACGAAGCGCAAAAAAAGAAAAGGGATATTATAATATAGCTCTATTTCCTGTAAATCGAAAACCTGCTGTATACAGGTGTATAATATAACATCTTGCGGTCTGCATAAGATAGGAGTTAACCAGTATTTAAAGAACTACTTGGGAACTGTTTCCCTTTCTTTGTATTGCAAATATACGCACATTATCGGAATGCGCAAAATATGCACTAATATATTAACCTTTGTTAGGTTGTGCGCACTGTGTGCGCTATTGAATTAACACAAATAAGTACGAAAAAATCGTAGTTAAGTTAATTTCGTGTTAAATGTAAACAATAACGAAAAAACACACTGGAACACACACAACGCAAATAAAGCGGGGAAAAGGGATAAAGGGAAAAGGGGAAAAGGAAAGAAAACAGGCAAGCACTATTAACGAATATACTATAATATCGAAGATGTTATAGTATATGAGTAAATAATATATATATACTACTATATTATATATATATATACTATATAGAGAAAAATAAACGTGTAAAAAAAACAGAATAGATAAAACATATCGAAAAGATAAACATCATAGAAAAAATCTATAAGAAGAAAACAAAATGCGAAAAAGGTTATATATATAAAGGTTGCGGCTTTCTCACACGCCAAACGTTTTTTTGCGTATGCTTGTTTAGCATCGCCTATTTTTTGCACATTATAGGAAAATGCGATGTTTCCATAACACGAAACGAGTGTTTAAGACGTGTTTTAAGGCTGAATGCGATGTTTTAATATAAAATACTATGTTTATATCGTCTTATTATTGATCTTTTAAAATCAAGCCTAAAAATACGTTCATTCCTGTATTTTCCCCTCTGTTTTCCGGTGGCTTTTCCCGTGCCTACCACCCCCCCCTTATTTGCATCCATTTGGGGAGCAGCTCTCCTTCTCATTTTTTTTATTTTTATTTTTTTATTTTGCTAAGAAGTTGTATTTTTGCATACCTTCTTTCTTTCTTTCTTAGTCCCCTTCCTGTTTTTTTCGTGTTTTTCAGGTTGGGGATTTTATATATTTTTGGTGTCATAAAGTAGCATTTAATAGCCATAATTGATTTTTGTCTATTTTCTGCTATTTTTTGTTGTGTCTATTGGCTTAATTCATTATATTTGTGCTTAGCTATAAAACTAAGATTTTATAATTTGTACTTTCTCCCCTGTCTGTGAAGATGGGGGTTTTCTTTTTTAGTTTAACTATTAATATATTTTTCCTATTTTAGCCTTTAAGACGATAAGTTCTTCATTTTTGATATGAAAATCGCTATTTATACCACTTATTAAACCTTATTTGGTGCTTATTTAGTTAAAGTCAGTGTTATATTTTGTATATTTCTTGTTTTTTTGCTTGAAATGGGTGTATATTTGTGCCATGTTTAATTAAAAAAGATAGAAATGAGTGTATTGTCTTTGTTTGATGGTATGGGCTGCGGCATGATTGCTTTGAGGGAGCTTGGTATAGAGCCGGAGGTCTATTATGCTTCCGGGATAGACAAATATGCTGTTATGCAGACAAGTCGCAACTTCCCTAACGTTATCCATGTAGGTGACGTTAGGGAATTGGATGCATCCAAACTTGGCAGGATAGACTTGCTTATTGGCGGTTCTCCGTGCACTTCGTTCAGTTCCGCTGGTAAGATGAACGGTATGAGTACTAAGTGCAGTGAAGAGGTGGTTACTCTTGACCGATATTTGGAATTGAAAGAACATAATTATGAATTTGAGGGTGAATCCTACCTGTTTTGGGAGTATGTGCGTATTTTGAAGGAATTGAGAAAAGTCAATCCTGATATTCTGTTTTTGTTGGAGAATGTGGAGATGCAGACTAAATGGGAGAATGTGATAGATAGCGTTCTTGGAATCAAGGGTGCGCATATTAATTCCGCATTGGTATCCGCCCAAAACAGGAGACGAATATATTGGAGCAATATAAAGACTACAAGATATGGTCTTTTTAATCATGATTTATATACCCATATACCTCGTCCTGCTGACAGATGTATCTATTTAAGGGATATTCTTGAAGATGAAGTTGATAAAAAGTACTTTATCAGTGACAATATGCATGATTGGCTTGTATCTCGTAGCAAAAAGAAGAATGTAAAAATAAGAATTATGTCAGGAGATGATAAGTCTCATTGTATAACAGCCACAGCGATATATAAAGGGAATTTAGATACTGATTATGTTCCTGTTACTATAAATGGTGAAAGAAGGCTTAGGAGATATACTCCTTTGGAATGTGCTCGTTTGCAAACTGTTCCTGATTGGTATAAATGGTATTGTTCAGACACCCAAATCTACAAGATGCTTGGCAACGGATGGACTGTAGAAGTCATAAAACATATATTTTCTTTTATAAAAAAACAAAAAATGAAAGAGTTGGAATTGGTTATAAAGGGTCGTGGTGAGACTAAGGGTTTCACTTTTACTTTGGTGAACAAGTCTCCTTATGCTTATATGTATAGAAGCGTTGACGATTGTGGCGGTAATGTTGTTTATGAAGTTTTCCGTCGTGTTGAGAACAAGATGTTTGATTGTGTGAGTTATCCCAGTAGCAACGGGTTTGGCGATTCGCTGTACATGGGTAAAACGTATAGGTCTGCCGACCTTGCTGTTCGTTGGTTTAACCATTTGACAGAGATGGGGCAAAAAAAACAAGGAATTTCTTTGTAGTATTGAAAATGTTCTCTATATTTGCAGTACTGGTACAGTAGAATTTACTTATAAGTGTTTGACAAAAAATGTAGGGGTGATAGTGATATTACCCCTATATATTATCTCTAATTTTTTATTCATTTAAAGGTGTTTGATTACTTTTTTCTTTCAGTTGAACATGGGGACGGGGATGGCTTAGTGAAGCTGTCCCTTGTTTTTTATATATGCTAAACGTTAATGTAGTGTTAAAGCCTTAATTACATTTGGCGATTGCCAATCGCCAACTTATATTTGCAGAACATTAATTTAAAACCAAAAAATATGGAACGTATTAAAGTAAGTTGTTATGTTGATGCTTCTAATTTGAGAAGCATTTTGAATTTACCGGAATTGAAAGATAATGGTGTGTCCGGTTCTGATTTGGATGGTGTTTCGGAGATTATACTTGACCCTCCAACTCTTCCTCTTGAAGATGATAATCAGAGAACCCAGTTCGTAAACAGTATTTTCGGTGCTGCTATCATGACTATAATTCAATGGAAAAGTCAGCAAAAGGGAAATACTATGAACGTTGAACCTGAAAAAGAGGGAGGACAGGACGATGAAAGTAGATAATAGTATTCGTGTACCGTTTAATGTTGATGTCTTGAAAAAGATTAGGCAATCGCAGCAAAAGAAAATGGCATACTTATAACATCAATAACAAACTGCCTTAAAGGACGGTCTAAGTCTGCCGGAGGTTTTTATTGGAAACTAAAATAAATGTGATATGAGTAAAAAAATAATGTTCAATGATAAATTTGGCTTAACCCAAGCCGTATTGGATGGTCGAAAGACTATGACGAGACGTATTTCGGAAGACCAAATACGCAACAGCATCTTTTGTAAGAGTGGTTATGAAAGCATACATGGGTATGAAATAAAGCCTAAATACAAGGTTGGTGAAGTCGTTGCCATTGCGCAAAGTTATGAAAGCGTTTATAATGAGAAAGGGCTTGAAACTATGGATATGCTTGTTTCGTGGCTTAAAAACCATAAAGGATGGCAAAATAAGCTTTTTGTCGCGGCAGGTTATATGATTCACCACATCCGCATTACAGACATCAAGATTGAACGCTTACAGGATATATCAGATGAAGATTGCCTAAAAGAAGGAATTATTCATGCGTATACTAATAATAATGGAATAAAGATATATCATACCCCTCATACAAAAAGAGGATATTTGTCAACAGATGTAGCTCAAGAAGCTTTTGCGTTCTTGATAAACAAAGTTTCCGGCAAAGGCACATGGGAAAGTAACCCGTTTGTATTTGTATATGAATTTAAACTAATAGATTAATGAGTAAATTTAAAGATTTAGTAGTCGAAGATTCAATCATACTTTCTGTTAGCGACCCTATTACAATGAACAAAGCTGATAATATTAGTTCTCATGTAAATGTAGGGGTAAATATGAAAGTCTTTTATTATCCTGACTCCTATCCATGTATTGATAAAAAACTAAAGGAGATACTTGATTGTATTGAAGACAATCAAGTGTATGATAACTTAGTAACCATCCGTCATTATGCAGAGATGAACAATCTTGCTAAGGAAACGGTTAGACAGCGAATAAAGAAAGGTCTTATACCTTATGTGTTGATTGATGGTGTTTATTTTGTAAAAATGGAATGATATGAAACCGGAAAATTTAAAGAAGTTGGAAGAAACCATTAATAAAATGGACGAAATGTATGAGAACCAGCTAAAGCCTTATATCTCAATATCACAGCAGGTAGGAGAGGCAGCAAGCTTCTTGGTAGACAGGATGAATGAATTAATAGCAATTTACAATGATGAGGGAGGACCAGTGTAGTATTATGTGCGATGGTATGAATTGTAAAATCAGAGATACTTGTAAAAAATATCAAGAATATCTTGATTACTATATCTTTGACCCATTAAATGGGGAGGATTATCTTTATTACGGTTTTTTAGAACCTGCATATAATGGAACTTTTTGTGATAATTATGTAAAAGCGAACAAATGAAAGCAGAATTATATGATAAAATTAGAACGGCTGAAAAAATAGTGGATCAGACAGATCAAGCTGTTCGTGCATTGAAGGATTTGAAGAGCTTTTTACAGCTTCGTCGTGAAGAGTGCCCCGAAGTCATAAAATGCCTGAATACTATGGTGGATTTTAGAATAAAAAAAAGAGATGAATATTATAACAATTTATTATTGCTAAACGATGAGGATTAAGTTTAATAAGAAAGATTTTTTTAACGCAATAAAGACAGGTGGTAGTTTCTCTTCCAAAAGAACTCCATTGCCAATTTTGCAATCTGTTAAAGTTCAAATAGTCGATAATACGTGTTGGTTGTTATCTTACAATGACAAGAATGCGATAAAGACCCATTTCAAGTTGGAAGAGTCTTATAAGAATATCGAGTTTTGCATAGACAAGGACGATATTGAGAACTATGTTTCTCTTCTGATGGAGGATTACTTTGATATAGATGTAGATAATGAGAAACTGAATGCTATTGTCTCCACACCAAACAGTACGATGAATTTTCCTTTGCATGATGTAAGAGTATACCCTACATTGGCACAGGAGGTTAATTGCGATACATTTACATTGGATGCTAATTTGCTTGGCTATTGGATTCAAAAAGGTATGCCATTATTGGAATATGATGAATTTCAGCCTAATAACCAGCATATTCATTTGTTTATAAAAGACAATAAGGTTGATGTATTTGCTTTCAATTTTGATAAGATGTACCATGATAGCGCATATATTGACTACGAGGGAGAACTGAAAGTATCTATAGACCTGTCGGCTTTTGCGGCTCTGCGTAAGGCGTTATCAAACGAACAAAAGGTCACTATAAAAAATGGAGAAAAGAATATCATTGTAATAGGAGACAATTCAATGTTGCTTATCCGCAAATATGACTTCAAACCATTGGACTTTTATATGTTGCTCAAATATCAGCCATTGTTTGAAGTGGAAATAGACAAAAAAATATTTCATTCTATTGTATCAAGAGCAATATATGTACAAGATGATACCAAGACAGGAACAATGACTCTTAATTTTGATGAAACTGGAATCACATTTGTCTCGGAGAATATGGAGTTAAATAAAAAATTAGAGGAAAGAGTTGAAGTTGTAGGAGGAAAAGAATTTAAGCAGACGTTTATCCTGCAAAAGTTATTGCTAGTCCTAAACTCTATATCTTCTGACAAAGTAGTCATTCGCCCATGCGGACAGAATGCGCTATTTGAGATAGGTAATACTGAATATACAACTGAAAGTGGATATATATCCCCTTGTAGAGATTAAAGATATTGATTCAGAAAGTGAAATGGAAACTAAAATGTTAATTGCAGCTCTTGTCGCAATGAAAATACACAAAAGGTTGGAGGATTAAAAATAAAACTTTATATTTGTAATCCTATCCCTCACTTGGGATTATTACAATCATGAGTAATTGAGTAAGCCGGAAGCCGCCTATTATTCCGGCTTATTTTTCACCTCGTGTTGTTGCAGGTAAAACATATAACATTATAAATAAATTGGATATGAAAAAGAAATTAGTAAAAGTATCAAATTACGCTCATGCAACAGGATTGTCTGCTGTTCATGTATATCGTCTCATTAAACAAGGTAAGATCAAATCAGAAAATATTGATGGAGTTATATTTGTTGTAAAGGAGGATTAGTTATGGCATTGAGGAATAATCCGTATTTACCTCTATATATACAGGATTTTATGACAGATGAAAAACTAGCAGAATGTAGTCCTCATGCAACAGGGGTATATATTCGTATAATGTGTCTACTTCATAAATGCGAAATATATGGGAAGTTTTTGCTTAACCAAAACTACAAGCAAAGTTCTAACCAAATTTTTAATTTTGCTTGTAACTTTGCTAGACATTTGCCGTATACAACAGAAGAAATTGAAAGAGGCTTAATAGAACTTATTAATAATCATGTGTTGTATATTGAAGGTGATTATCTATGTCAAAAAAGAATGGTAAAAGACGGAGAAATAAGCCTAAAAAGGGTTTTGGCAGGTTCTAAGGGTGGAAATCCCAATCTTAAAAAGAGTAAAGTTTGCTTAACCAAATCTTCAAGCAAAAGCGCAAGCAAAATTGAAGCAAAGCTTCAAGCAAACTCTGATAATGAAATTGATAATGATATTAATATTAATGATAATATAGAGAATAAGAAAGAGGGTTTAAGGGAGGAAGAAAAGGAGAAGAAGAAGAAACTAACTTTTTCAGAAGATGTCGAATATCTGTATTCTCTCTATCCATCAAAATGTCCGAAGAGGAATATGAGTACTGGTAAAAGCTCCAATGACAAAGAGAAGATAAAAAAATTGTTAACCACTATGTCAAAAGAGGAATTGGAGTTTACTATAAAATCCTACGTAGAAGAATGTGTAAGAAATGATGTTTTTTTGAAGAATTTTTCTACGCTGCTCAATAACTTGCCGGACATGGGATATTTGAAAGAACAGCCAATCATTAAAGCTCAAACGAGCAAATATAGATAACATTAGATATAATATTAAAAACAATATAGATATGAACAGAATACAGAAATTAGAAGCTGAAATACGGAAGCTAAACAAACAGGAAGCCGATAAAAAAAAGGCAAAATATCAATATCTTGTTGGAAAGTGTATTCACATGGCGCATACTTCTTACGAAAAAATCACAGCGATAGTTAGGGTAAATACTAATGAAATCGGTGATGAAGTGGTATATGATTGTATACAGGTATATTTTGACAACAGAGAAGATGTAAGTAATAGTGATTCAAGCATCCAACTTGCATCTTACAATGGTGAATACGTAGAACGAATTGAGAAAAATATCATAAGTCAAGAAGTTTTTGACAAGGCTATGGATGATTGCATTGCGCATATCAAAAGAATGTCTATTAACGTATAACAAGAACAAATATGAATGAACCAATGATACGTAAATGGTACGATATATTCAAACATAACCATGAGCTTGTTGAGATTCGTATTGTTGACAATAATAAAAAAGGCACATATTCAGGATATTTTACGGATATTGATACTCTTCTTAATGCTATCAGGCGTTATGATGATTGTAATATTTATTTCACTCTTAATTCTATATTAGATTCATGTTATTCACGTGAACAGAGAGATAGAATAGTGACTAGACCAAAATCTACAACATCAGATGCTGAAATTATTGGTAGAGATTGGTGTTTGATAGATATAGACTGCGAGAAGCCATCTGATACCAATTCTACTGATGAAGAGAAAGAAGCTGCCAAAGCTGTAGTAAATGATGTATTCAAATTTTTAAGAGATGAAGGATTTACTAAACCAATTGTTTGTGACAGTGCCAATGGCTTTCATCTGTTGATAAATATGAATATGGCTAATACTCCTGAAAATACTCAAACTATGAAGGATTTTCTACAAGTATTAGATATGCTTTTTTCTACAGAAAAAGTAAAAGTAGATACAAGTACTTTTAATGCTAGTCGAATATGTAAATTATATGGTTGTTATAGTAGGAAGGGGAGTGATACACCTGAACGACCTCAACGTGAAAGCAAAATATTAAAAATACCTGACGAAATAAAACCTACCCCAAATGAGTTTTTTGAAAAGGTAGCCGCCATGCTTCCTAAGCCGGAACAACCGAACAGGGCTAACAACTATCAACCGACTCAATTTGATTTACAGGAATTTTTAACCAAGTATGGAATAAAAGTCAGAAATATAGTAAAAACAACATCTTTTACTAAGTATGTATTAGAAGAGTGCCCATTTAATAGTTCACATCGTGCGCCTGATTCAGCTATTTTTGAAATGGCAGGTGGAGGATTTGGATTCAAATGCTTGCATTCGAGTTGCAGCGGATATACTTGGAAAGATTTTCGTTTACATTTTGATCCTAATGCCTATACTAAATCAGACTATGTTGAATATCAAAGTAAAGCGCATAGACCTTATTTCCATAATCGTGAAAAAGAGGAATTTGTTCCTATAGGTGAAACGGAAGATAAGGGGAAGAAATGGCTTGCGATGAAGGATATTCAATATGTGGATATGAATAATATACCACGTATGCCTACTGGATATAGGGTTTTAGATAAAAATATCGGAGGTCTATTGTTTGGAGAAGTGACATTGGTATCAGGAAGTAATAGCTCTGGTAAATCTTCTTGGTTGAACAATTTATCTTTGAATATAATCAACTACGGATATAAAGTAGCAATATGGTCTGGGGAATTAGTGGCTTCTCGATTGAAAGGGTGGATTAACCAACTTGCAGCTGGAAAAAACTATGTCCAGAAAGTACAAGGGTATGATGAATTTTATTATGCTCCAAAACATATTTCTGACCGTATAGATAGTTGGACGGATGGAAAGTTATTCCTCTATAATAACAAATATGGAACACGTTGGAAGCAATTAATGAGCGATATTACAAATCTGATTGAATCTGAAGGTGTAAATTTAGTCGTAATTGATAATCTGATGACTCTTAACTTAGAGGATTACGAAGGAGACAACAATAAGAAACAAAGCCAGTTTATATTGGCTATTTGTGATTTCGCTAAAAAATATAATGTTCATATTATACTTGTAGCTCACCCTCGTAAACAGACTGACTTCCTTAGAAAAGAATCTATTTCAGGTTCAGCCGATTTAACTAATGCAGTGGATAACTGTTTTATTATTCATCGTGTAAACAAGGATTTTGAGACACGTGGAAAAGATTTCTTCGGAACAGTTAGGATAGCTGAAATGCTTCAATATGGCAATGTATTGGAAGTATGTAAAAATCGCAGTTTCGGGAAGGTGGATTTGTTATGTGGAATGTATTATGAGATTGAGACAAGACGCTTTAAAAATGATATTGCAGAAAATATAAACTATAATTGGCAAGAAGAACCCAAACCTGTTCCTCTTATACAGAATAGAGAACCAGAACGGGATTATATGAGTGATTATCAACAATATTATTATGACGATGATAATGTGTTCAAGGAAAGAGATTATTGTCCATTTTAAAAAGAATTAATATGAATGAAAAAGCTAAAAAGTATATTGAGGATAATACTTTAGATTTGAATAAAAATGAGCGAATGGACACAACTGGATATGTATCTTTAGCGGTGTCTATTAGCAAAGCGTATGGAGCATTAGCCATAGTGGAAGATGATCTTATAGCAAAGGTCGCAGATGCATGGAATTACATGTCAGAAATGACTAGATTTGATATACCGACTGATATTATGATTAAGGCAAAAGATATATTTATTTCTAAATTGTTAGAAGATGAAGAATAAAGAACATTGTTTTGTAAATCACATATATCCGAGAAAGTTATATGTAGTTATAACGGATTCAGCTTTATTTTTAAATCAGCATTTTACAAATAGGGAATGTGATAAAGGACTTTCACAAGAAGAATTTGACAATAATAAAGCAATAACTTTCAGATGTACTTATTATGTAAATGGAGATTATGGAGTATGTGTTGCCTTTCATAAAAAGGAATATATGACTGTAAGAGAAATAGCACACGAAGCATTGCATGTAGCTACCGCCATACACAAGGATTTAGGAATGTCTATGGGTTTTGATATAGGAGAGGATGAGACTTGTGCATATATTGTAGGTTGGGCTGCCGATTGTATTAATAGAGTTAAAACTAATAATTTTGATTATGAAAAGATTTAAATACCTAGTAAAAGAATATTATTTAGATAATTTTCCTTCCTATGAACTAAATAATTATGGGGCAGATGGTTGGGAATTAGTAGAAACAGTAAAGGGAATTAAAAAAGTAGCTTTCATTTTTAAAAATGAATATAATGAATAAGATCGTTTTTCTTGATTTTGACGGTGTTATAACCACACTGAAAAGTAATTGGACTATTGATAATGAAAAGGTTGAGCTAGTCAAACAGATTTGCGATGCGACCGGAGCTAAAATTGTTATATCCTCTTCTTGGAGAAGATATACATTGGAACAGACTATTGAAGCTATTACAACGCAAGAAACAGTTTATGGTCATAATCCTTTTCCATATCCTGAATATATCGTAGGTATTACTTCAAGAATGTACGGCTTCAAACATGGAAATAGAGAAAAACATTATGGTCTATGTCGTGGTATAGAAATAGACCGCTGGTTATGGGAACATGAAGATGTAATTAATTATGTAATCCTTGATGATGATTCAGATATGTTACTTTCTCAAAAGAAACATTTCATAAAAACTCATGCTCTTCGTGGTATATCTAAACGTGATGTTGAAAAAGCTATAAAAATTTTGAATAGTTGATATTTATATTTATATTTGTCCCAAATATGAGGCAGTAATGATAGATTTAAAGCAATTTAAAAATAATGCAATCGCAAAAGGGTTGTGTGACAATTACACAAATCTATGGGATGATAATAAAAGCAAAAAGCAATTATTTGAGCTTGCTTGCGATGTAAACTCTATAAAGTACATGGCTAAGTCTCTTTCCGAAGGATGGGGGCTTAGTCCTGTTTTTATTAGTGACAAATTCAAAGCTTACATAAATGGTAAATATATATGTGAGTATGAGAATAAAAAAAGAGGTTGCTATACAAGTACAATGCTTTGTAATTATGACAAAGATGAGTTTTATGTAGATACAACATTGCTTTGTATCTTAGAATCTAAAACAACCTTAGATATTAAACCTAATCATATATGCGAGATATACGTTGCTGGAAATACCTATTTGGACATTAAAGTAGGCGAAAACAGCAAGGTATATCTTTTTGTTTATGGAGGAGAACCATTCATAACAGGTGATATAGATAAAGATAAAGTGATAATTAAAAGATATATAGACGAAAAGGAGGTAGCCAATGTCTGATTATAAATGCTATATGCGTAGAGTCGATATTCTCGGTGAGCCGGAAAAAGATTTGGAAGTAGATTTCCCCGGTTTGATTTACAAAGAATTTTCTGGTCTTGATTCTTATGGAAAAATAAAATCTGTATATACCGAAGAATTTGCAGAGACAGATGAACTTCAAGTATATCAGAACTCTACTCCTATTAGAGAAAATACTGATTTGACTTTTACATGCATATTTATAGGAAACGATAGAAGAAAGACATATCACTCATTCGTTGATTTTCTAAGCAAAGGGAAAATACAATATTGGGACAACATTAGAAAACGTAAAGTTACATTTATTTTAATTGAAGCTATTGAACCGTCAGATGACAAATTGTATGGTGGAACTCCATACATTATGGCTTCTTTCAAATTGAAAAATATCAAAGGTCAAACAGATGCATTAGAAATTTAAAAAAAATAATTATGAGAACATTAGAAGAAGTAAAAAAACATGTTTATGAAATGGGCTACACAAATGAAGCTCAATTAAGAATTGCTGGATTTCTTATAGGTGTCGGTGTTAAAGGGGAATATGAAATTATAAGATTTAAAAATGGAGTAAATGAGTTTTCAACTTTCCTACATTGGTTCAATGATTCGCCTAGTGATTATTTTCGAAGGAAAGACGTTTTTGAAGATGAGTTTAAAAATGAGAAGCCCAAATTAAAAGCCAAAGCTTATCAAAATGGAGAATGGGAAGAAGTCGATTTTGATGAAATGATAAAGAGTCTAAAGGATTTCAAGCCTGTAATTTGCGAAAAAGTTCTTTCAGATAGTATGCTTGAAAAAATAATGAAAGAATTAGGCATTGGAGATAATGATAACTCGAAAAAATCTAATAAATATAAAGAAAGAGAATTGTCTATTTTGGACTCTATGGGATTAGACAAAATAAATCCTTTGGCTTTATCAACCGAAGCATTGAAGGCTGTAAACAAGCTTTTACAGAGAAGGAATGATTTAGCACGAGAAATTGATGAGGCAGTGGATTAAAACATATAGTCCATATATATTAATCGGTATCTGTTTTGTATGGATTGTTACCTCTTTTTTAGCTAACAGGAAACCTCATATTGAAACAGTTCATACAACAGATACCTTTTATATTACTAAATGGGACACATTGATGGTAGAGAAACCAATATATAAATATAAAAAAGTAATAGATACTTTGATTGTTTATGTCAATGACTCAACCAATGTGAATCTTCCTATTGAGGAGAAATATTATTCCGAGACAGGGAAATATGAAGCTTGGATTTCTGGTGTTAATCCAAGCTTGGATAAAATAAACGTATTCAATAAAACAGAATATAAAACCGTAACGAATACTACAACTAACACCGTTTATAAAGATGCTTGGAAAGGATATATAGGAGCTGATATTACAACATTTGATGGGAATGTAATCCCAAGCGTTAATCTCCTGTTTGTTACTCCTAAAAATATAGCTTTTGGAGGAGGCGTAGGAATTTATAAAAATAGTGCTGTATATAAAATAAATTTCAACTATTTAATATTTAAAAAATAATGAGAACTAAAAGCAGAACAGAAGAATCATTGTTGGAGATGCTAATGTATAGTGGCGTTTCATCTCTTCCTGAACCCAACGATAAAGAACAGGTATGGGCTAGGGCGATTGTTAAGATTTTAAGAAAAAATGGACACATGGACTATGCTCTTGCATATCATGATTTTTTCGCATGGAATGAGGTAAATGTAACAAAAACATTGCCGGGATTAGGTATAGCACATGAACTTGTGGAGATATATCCCTATGAATATTTGAAAGATGAATTTATCCCTGCCGTGGAAAATAAAAAGGATATTATAGATTTCATCTCTTCCAGAACATCTGATGATGAAGAATACCTTAATGGCATGACGAATGATGATCTTAAAAAATATTTCTTCAATGTTTGCATTAAAGAACAAATTAGCAGAAATGAATTTAAGAACAACATGAAAAATTATAAGCGTCAGCCTATAACCTTTGAAGAAGATTTAAAAGAAGAAACAAATAAAGAGGAGGAAAATGAACATGAAGAAATTGGAAATGATGGAGAATCAGAAAGAAGAAGCGGTCAAGAAAACAGACAAACAAATAATAGAGGAAGGAAAAGCAAAGCTGAAAAGTAAGCTTGACGAAAAGATAGCATTACTTAAATCCCAATGTAAGGATGCGCATTTTTTCGACTCTATAATGGACGAAATCATATCTTTAAAAGGACAATACGATGTAGTTCCAACTAGAATCTTTGTACGTGAGGAGGATTTACTCGAAGAGTATGATTATGGGTCATTTAAGATTTCAAGATTTACAACAGGAATTGCATACGAACAGCAAGGTTTTGTTTTTTTTGTAAAACCTATATGCCAAACTTTATATGGACAGTTAGATTTTATTCTTAAATGTAAAAAATTAGATCAAGAAGGCACTTTGTCAGATGGACTAAGAAAATTATATGACAATCGGCTAATAGCGACAATGGATATTCTATTAACACCCTGTTTATGCTTTACAGACGAATCATATTATTTTGATCTTTCTGCCTATATTACTAAAAGAAGAGAACAACTATTTGAAGATTTGGCAAATAGACCATTGTTGCCAGAGACTCTTGAAGATGAAGCTTTCATGCAGGACGTTGCTATAGGAGAAAAATATGTAGAATTAATGAACGAATGGTTTAAAGAGCATGAAGATGGAAGATGATGCAAGACCACATGGACAAGAAGAAATATTGATAGAACCACAACGTATTCCAGATAAAATTAATTATTCTATTTTATCAGGGGAAACATGTTTTTCAAATATTCAGGTTGGCGGAAATCATTACAAAAAATTGGTTATTCAACCTACCGAATATGCATATAAAAATAATTTGGATTTCTTTCAAGGAAATGTAGTCAAATATATTACTCGCTTTAGAGATAAAAATGGTCTTGAGGATTTGAAGAAAGCTAAACATTTTATTGATTTATTAATTCAATTTGAATATGGCGAAGAAAGCGATTCGTGTAAAAACAAGCTCGAAGGTTGTACGTGCGCAAAAGGGCAATGCACCTGCAAAAATAAAGACTAGCTCGAATAAAGGTGGTATATTTACAGAAAAGATAGCTCTTAATGTAAAGATGATAAAGAATGGATAAGTTATCAAAAATGCTAGTTAGGATAAGTGTTATATTTACCTCAATATACTTTGTCCTTATTGCCATACTTGCATTGGTGTATGGCGAGAATTATTTCAATGATACATATATTGTTCTTATCGAAGGAACTTTATGTGCCGTATGTAGTTCACAAGGTAAATTTCATTGTAAGAATCTAAGATATACTTGCTATGGAATATTCATCTTCGATGGAAGTACTCGACTTGACAATATCATTGATTTCATACCACTTGGAATATGGTATTTTATTCCAATTCTTATCCTTGTTGCTAGTATGCTTACAAGCATTATACTATCTATTCGCCATTTTATTAAAGTACGTAGAATTAAAAAACAAAAGAAAAGTTATGGCTAAAAGGTTGACAAAAGAGGAGGTCATTTGTCGTTGTTTAGAAAAACATGGGAATAAATATGATTACTCTAAAGTTACTTTTGAAAGATTAAAAGATAAAGTTATCATAGGTTGTCCTATTCATGGTTTTTTTGAACAAAAGATAGAAAGCCATATAGAAGGATATGGTTGTAGAAAATGTGGGTATATTAGTAAACACAAAGTTTATGGAGTTGGTATTGCAGATATAAAATGTAATGAATATAAATGTTCTAAAGTATGGCATAGTATGTTACAAAGGTGCTACGATAGTAAATATCATAATAGATACCCTACTTACAAAGACTGCACCGTTTGTGATGAATGGCTTCTATTAAGTAATTTCAAGAAATGGTTTGATGAGAATTATATTGAGGGCTATGTACTCGATAAGGACATTTTATTTACAGGAAATAAGGTATATTCACCTGAAACATGTTGCTTTGTTCCACATGAAGTAAACGAAATGATCCATTCTATTAAAAAGAGAGAATTGCCTTTAGGAGTACATTTTCATAAAAATAGATATTGTGCTTGTCTTAATACGAAAAGTAAAAGAATATATTTAGGTAGGTATAAAACTAAAGAAGAAGCTTCGGAAATATATTTGGCATACAAGAAAGAGTATATGTTAGAAATTATTTGTAATCTATACAATGAAAAGAAAATCTCTGAAAGAATTTATAATGCTATAATAAAACGTATTGAAAATGAAGAATTATAAAGATATTAATAAGTTCAAGGCGAGTGTTCTTGATTCAGTTAAAGAGGAATTATCAAAACTTAGTCCTATCAAACGTTGGTTATTTGAAACCTTATTTGATAAAATTTGGGCGATATTCAGTGATGAATGTAGTGAAACAGAGATTTCATCAGCTATTAATTCTCTTGAAAAAGTTAATAGTGAATATGTACGACCAACTGATGTTTTGAATTATGATGAAAGTATGCGTATCCTTAATTTCTCTAACAATAGAGTTGGATTTAAACATCTCATGGATGCTAAAGGAATTGAGCGAGTTATTTTTAAGAATCGTAAGATTGGTTATCGCAAGTCCGAAATCCTAGCCTTAAAGTCAGAGCTAGAAGCGGAACAAAAAGCTAAAAGAGCTAAAGAGAAACCTTATAAGCAAAATAGTAAGGCGGTGAATAAGAAACCTAAACTATCCAATATGGAGAAGATGTACTAAATAAAAGGGAGCAATTAAGCTCCCTTTATTGTCATCCTAACCATTTTAATTCAAAAGCAAAATCACCATCATTAGCAGTTGAATCATCTGATAGCCATACATCAAATCCATTTGTTACCCATTGTTTAAAAGTTGCTTTAATTGGTGCATCTATGGCTCCAGTAACTAAACTAAAACCTATTCCCGTCAACATAACGTATGCATTTGTAGCACTTATATTAAGACTTCTCCATGAAGTAGGAAAGTTAATTCTATAAACACCTTCTCCTATTCGAGTAGCAGCAGGAAAGGAACTTCCATCAAAAGTTTTTATAGCTTTATAAGTAGGGGTATTTCCACCCCACACAACGCCATAGGCAATTAATGAAGGTAAAAGTCCCCAATGACCATTTATTTTAGAGTAAGACCCCGATGTATCTATTTTTAATCCTGAAAAATCATTCATAACTCCAAAAAATAGATTTTTAATATTAAGCGATGGATTTGGTTGTTTATTTATTGCATAAAAAAGATTGTTTGTAGAAGAACCTAATACAATACCATTAGCAAATAAACTAGCTAAATAAGAATCAATAACAAATTCAACATTTAAAGAACTAATTGAAAAACTAGTGACAGATCTATCTTTTAATATAAGGAATCTAAGAGTATGATAACCTTTTTCTATAGTAGTAGTATTTCTTACAACAAAAGATCCTGTTCCCGTAACATCTACATTAAATGATGCTATAACACTGCTATTCTGATAGTTGCTATAAGAAGAATCTGAAAAATTATCAAGATATAAAGTTCCTGAAATGTTACCCGAAGCTGAACTTTCTGAATATTGTGAATAATTATAATTAAATTCTACGGAAAGATTCATCAATGTACTAGTATAAAATCCTTCTGTAACAGTCATTTCCGCTCTTGTAACTGTTGCTGCAATAGAAAATGGGATATTCTTGATAGTTATAGTTGGAGGAGTACCACCAAAAAAATCGCTTATATCATTTCTATTAGAACCTTCGATAGAAAGGATATTATTATTACTATCATCAAAAACTTTAATATCTTGACTAACAGGGCTTATTACTATTCTTTTCCCATCTTTGTTCCCAATAATATTTTCGCCAGCTTCGGTAACTTCCCAAACATTATTTTTATCTATCTGCAACAAAATAGTCCCTGAAAATTTAGGAGAACCATCTTTAGTCCATGAGAATTTTCCCCTAGCGAAATATCCTGAACCATCAGGATTAATTTCATATACTATATCATTGTTTTCATCAACAGATATTATTTTCCCATTTACACAGTAAAATCCTCTATCACCATCAGTACCGGGTAAATTCCCTCCTATACGAACTTTTATAGCATTAGACCAATCTTTAGAATACATATTGGTCATAAGATCTATAGCAGGTTCATCCTCATCTACATGGAGATAAAGGGCAGAATGTCTGTTTTTATATTTATCTTGGTGTGATGCATTACCAAATTGAACAATTTCATCTCCTGCTTGTGGAGCATTTAATACTTCACCTGTTTCTGCATCTGAATCAAACTCGGTTATAGGAATATTAATATAGTATTGAAAGACGCTTCCAACTTGAACCAAGTATTGTCTATCGCCTTTTAAACATTGTACAAAATCATATTCTACAATAGAATTTGATTCATCGTCTATTTCCAAGCGATAACATTGCTCTTGGGTGATAGTTTCCTCTCCATCATTCTCCCTATATACGTCTGCTTCAATTATTGTTACAGCCTTTATTTTAGCGTGCCCTTGACTTATTGTTTGTCCTCCCCTAATGGAAGTTATTTGTGATATGATATGTTCAAAGGTAGTGAATGATTTGCGAACAAGGAGCTCGTCGATTTCAAGTCTCCAAAGATTACTTTTCTTCCACAATTTCCATCCGTATCCATTGAAGCCGGAAAGAAAATCTTCAACCATAACGGCTGCACCGTCTTTTAGTTTTTTACCTGTGTCCCTTATGGAACACAGGAATCCTGAAAATTTACCATTTGATAAAATTGCCATATTACTTTCTAGTTTTGATTATAAACTTCGTCCATGCATAATAATGGCTGTTTTCAAGATAATTATTATCTTTTTCAGCCAATCGAGCTTCTTGTTCAAATGACACCTCACGATATGCAGTATGTTGTTTGTTGTCACCCGAAGCAAATAATCCCATAATTCTTCTTATGCAATATTCTAAACCATACCATAAATAGAATATAATCGGAGAAATAGCAAGATACCATGCAGAATAATCAAATACTAGCATCCCAAGCCATATAAATAACCCTCCTGCTACAGTAAGCTCAATCCACTGTCTGGCATGAGTACATTCATGGTTTATAGTCTCTTGCATCAATGTTTTGTATTTTGTAAATACCCAAGCAAGAAGTGTAATGGTTGAATATCCATTAAATAAAATAGTCTTAGCTATTTTGGAATCATAAAATATTTTTTTCATTGTAGTCAAATTTTAATTTAGTTGGATAATTTAAAGTATAATCGTAATTATCAATTTCATCTATATCTGTCATAGCCTTAACATTAGCTATATGTTTTTGTGTTACACTATTACAAGTATCAGCGTATATCTCCACATCATCTAACATATCTAATATAAAATCAACAGGGAGTATATATTCCTTGTTGTTATACCAAATACTTGATTTTTCGATATTCTTATCTTTCTTTATAGCTACAGTATTGGATATAGATACACGTAAATCTTTGTCGAGCCAAATATTGTCTCCATTCAAAGAAAAGCTATTTACATATTCTGATTTATCGTATGAACGTATATTGCTCAAAATTTGACCCCTAACTTCTTCGATTGTAAAAACGTGTTCTTGAAGAATCGGATAACCATTCACATCTTCTCCTATTTCTTTTCCTTCGCTTTGTCCATCAAGTAATGTTTGCCAATACTCGTCTGTTATTTCTACCGAACCTTCTATAGGTTCATCGTAAAATCCTTGTTTCCAATATTTCATATCTTTTTTTTTGTAAAGTTAATGATTAATTTCAAATCTCTCTCAAAACGGTTATGTAAAGTTTCAAACCGGGCTGATGATTCAGTGGGGGTATAATTCAGGTTCGAATGTTAATCCCCTA